TCAAGCCTGTCCCACTTTCGGGCAAGCATCATGAACGCACCTACGCCACCTCTTTGTTTCCAACTGTTTCCGTAACTCTGCTCTGCCTTATGTAGTTTTGTAACATCTACTTGTGCTACTTTTTCTACGATTGTAATCATTTCACTGTAGTTATACTCAACTTTATCTAACTCAACACGCATTATGTTCTCCTCTCTAACCATTCAAGACACGCTTTACGCCATGCCCTATCGTTAATTGTTGTTGCCTCTATTATGGCTTCATCCATAAATAGTTTGTTTGTATCTTTACTTTTCCATGCTTTCCAAGATTTAATCATAGGTGTTGCTGTTGTATTCAAGTAATCATTTATTGCACCTGTGTCTTCAACTCTTCGCCTATTATTGTGCTTTAATCTTGTTTTACTGGCCTCGTTATCACCTCCCCATCTTTTAAACCACTGGCTAAGTTCTTGATCAAAAGTAGCAGGGTTATCTATTAATGGTGGAGAGGCATAGCTTAACCCATCATCTGCTATAGTAAGATACGGTTCATAATCTAACGGTAAATTATCTAACTTTTGTAATGTGTCTACATAAGCATGAAGATTATTACTAAACTGATAGTAAATCCCCACCCGAAGTCCGCACATTGTTGCCATATACTCTAGTAAAAAAGACATATGCACAGCGTTAGCTCCGTAAGCTCCCCAGATCATATCATTACTACGATTAGCTACAGTCATATTTAGTTTGCCCTTACGAGACCAAAAATAAATCTGGGTATTACAGGGGTAGTCTTTGCCATCATTATCTTCCTGCAAATCTTCCCATGGATCCCACATCCCAATAACTGTTCTTCTATCATTTGGATAATTCCTCAGCCTATGGATAGCAGTTAATAATTGATCTTTTGTAAACCATTCTCTCCATCTAAAACCATATGCCCCATGAAAATGCTCACCATCATCACTGTAAGTATTTATCCTGCCATTAAACTGGCTAATCCATTCTACATCATTACGCCCTGCTAACATCCATAAAGATTCCATAAAGTGGAAGTATGGGTTGGCATCTCGTTGTGGATAAAACAGTACTCGTTCACGGCTATCTGTATAAGTTGTCATAACAGGGGTGGGGAACTCTAAAGCTGCCCCATTACGAGTTTGCACTTCTACTCCGTTAACTTCTAATGCTTGTTTAGCTAGGTATAACGCCTCGCTTACGTTTCTTGCGTGTATCGACTGCATATTAGCCTCCTCGATGGTTGTTATTATAGTTGGGTATGGTAACCTTGTTGTGTATAGTCATAGCGTTCTTCGAGTAGCGTCGAAAGCCTCGGTAAACCAAAGAACTGTAGGTTTTTATTGCAATCGATAATTAGCTGAATATTCTGTTCTGGGTGACCTTTTTCAAGAAAATGCGTTGGTTGAGTTACAATGTCTACATATTCTTGCGCTACGTTCCGCATATCAAACTTATTTAACAACCCTAGATTATTGTGTCGCATTGTTTCCCACTGTTCCTTATTAGTTAGCCCCTCATTTACTATATCCCCAAACTCTTCGGGTGTAGCTGTATGGGGTATCTCTATGTAGTTTTGCCCAGACTTAAATATCTGGCTGTTTTTCATACCCAAATCTGTAGCCATTGGTACAGCACCTTTGATCATAGCCTCTACCGTTGTACGATTAAAATGTGCGCCATAGTCAGAATACTTTTTAGAAAAGCTAGGGTCTATCTGTAGCTTAGTTTCACCAAGCAATCGCAATACTTCTTCATTAGGTACAACACCATGATAACTCATACCTGTATTGAGGGCGATTGCCCATATACGGTTACCCTGTGCATCAAAATACTTTGGTTTGCATTTATCTTTACTTGTCATATACCTGTATTCAATCCCTGCCCCACCGACTACAACAGTCTCTTTTATAAACGGTACAGCACGAACCAAAGTATCCACTCGTTTCCACGCTTTAAATATTTGGATTGCCAATGCACCACTACGTTGATCAAAATCATAACCAAAATCCCCATGTATTTTAAATGGGTTTAAGATTAACTTGCGTGGAATATCTAAATATTGTGCCGAGTTATAGGCACTTTCATGAACGCATACAGCGGCATGAAAATATTCTGAAACAGAGATAAGGTGTGGATACAACTTAGGTAAATTGCCATCATGTATGATAGCAATGTTTTTGCTACCATGATCATACAGATCTAGCCAAGCTTTGATTTCTGTGTTATCTTTATTAAGAGTAGGTACAGGTATATGCCAAAGAACGGCATCGTATTTACTACACTTTTCTTTAAATAGCTCTCGTGCCTGTTTGCTCACATAAGGTATCTTGGGTATACCCTTCCACCCTCGTGCTTGGTGAAACTTATACCCTGTCCCACCTTCTAAAGATTTATAATCTCCATCCCTACCGCGGATTGGTGATCTATTAGAAACAGCACTTTTAGGAACGAGCATACAAAAGTCTACTTCATGCCCTAACTCTTTTAAGCCTTTAGCCAAATACTCAGCATGGTTAATTATGCCACCATAATCTTGTATTTGGAATAGTGTCATTAAGAACTTCATTCTACAGTCCCTTTCTTAAAGTTATCGTTTGATAATATATTGGCGTTATATCTACTCCTAGGCGTACCTTGTCCCAAACGCACACGTTCGTATTTATCCCACTCACATAAGCTATGCTCTATAGTACGCATATCTACACGAGCTACAGGCACATGAGGTTTACAATGCTTAGGAGCTTCAGCTAATAACAGTTGCATTTCAGTATTTGCTACTTGTTGATTCATGCCTTTTTTAAGGTCACGCAAATGTATACGGTTTAATCCTCGCTTGGCTCCAGGACCTGCGTTAGCCCACGAGAATTGATCTTTCGCGGCTTCCAACACAGGTGTGTAGTTGAGATCCGTAACCACCTCGTACGACATAAAACCTCCCCCTCCCCACCCTTTATAGGAACCCATCGCTTGGTGGAGCTCTTGGAGGGATAAAGATTCATTGGCAATCTTGGAAAGTGCCTCCTTTTTCTCCCAAATGGGCGCAAGAAAATAGTCAACTACGACCTCCGATTTTGGTGCTTTTAACCCTTGATTTGTGATTATATACGCACCAGTAAAAGTTCGTAAACCTTTTGACAACCGATCTTCAATCAATTGTTTAGTTTTAGTTTTATCCCACCCATCATCTTCGTACACCCACTTGTGAGCATCGGCAAACTCACTTGTGCCGATCATACGAAATAAGCAACAGTTAAAAATAATTTCACCATGTGGACGGTTGTGGTTTGGTTTAGTCCAGTTCTCACGCATCCACACAGTTACTTTATCATTTTCACGAAAAGGGTTTGTAAACTTGTAGTCTTGAAGAATTCTATCTTCTGTCCACGGTGGTATTTCGTCGGCTACCCTACGTTGGTAAATAGAATGTCTTTCATTTATCCAACCAAAGTATCTTTCTACAGCTTCGGTGTCCATAGCTTACTCCTCTAACTTTATGGCTCCTGCCTTTACAGCAATTTTAATATCTACCCCACCTCCTGGAGAAGGATCTAAAGCACGAAGTTTTTCCATCGCTTCAGCTACAGTAGTGCATCCCATAACAACCTGCATATTACGATGACGATTTGTACCTGAACGGATTGGGGGGTCTACCATAAGAGAAACTATTTTAGTAGTTTTTTCAAAACGAGGGCGCACCTCTTTTTCTGCTTTTTGCGCTTTATTATTAAATTGATCTACATGAATTGTAGTAGCGTATGGAGCATCGGTATCATTCATTTGGTTTTCCTTTTTCCATGGTTTAACACAAAACAGCACGAGTTCATGGAGCTTCTGTGCCGCTATCTCTTTATTCTGAAACTTATTCTTCATATTTCGGTATGTAGTAAGGTCAGTAAAAAACCTTTGGTGAGCTTTTTTACTGTTGAGTAAAATGCTGAGCCATGTGCCTTCAAGCTCATCTTGTTGCCAATTATCTATTAATTGTCTGGGTTCTTTGTCGCTGTAAACCATGCTGTACTGGTCTATAAACTTGCAATCTTTCATAGAGGCTAACGAAGTAAAAGACAGCACTTGGTAAGGGCTGTTCTCATTGTTACTTTCACATATCGCATAGTGCATTTAATTCCCTTTCTATGGAAAACAGGTAGTGTTCATATTCTAGTATACGAACACTACCAAGACAACATTTACTTTATCAAGTTAAGCTACGTTAGCATACTCAATAGCTTTTGTCAATGCTTTACGTTTAGTGTTTGCACCAGACCCAAACCATGCAGAGTGCAACGCATTACCTTCAGCTAAAGATTTTTTCTGGTGATCAACTACATAGGTCACAGCATTTACTGCTCCCCACCAAGTGCCACGAGCGGAAGATAGGTTTGCTCCTGGACTTGTTTCTACTGCCTCATGTACAAGTTCTGCTGTACGAGCAAACTCTTGGTGTAACGGAGGTAACGCATTTTGATTAGGTGCTTTAGCTCGTTCAATCAATAAATTTGGTTGTAACAGCTCAGCAATAAAGTTGCTCACATCGAAGTCTTTAGCAGTTTTGCTTGCCAAGAACTCAGACTGTTCTTTGAAGTTTTGCATTTGGTGTCCACTAATGCCCAGAGCTTCTTCTGCTGCTTTGTGGATTTCTTCATCGAACATTTGTAAGTGTAGCACACGGAAACGCGAACCTTCTGCGTTCAATGCCATAGTGAGTGTATTATTGCAGACAACACGTATCGGTGTAAACATAACCGTCATCGCTTTGCCTACTTGATGGCTGTTGTTTAATAACAGATAACCACCTACTTCATCGCCACCTGCGAGAGCAAACTCATCTTTAAGTTTTGCTAACCCCCAAATGTCTTTGCCATCTTTTAAACTACCTGCCGTTTCCATAGTCATGGAACCTGCTTCGGTAAACTTTTTGAAAAAGTCCATAACTTCTGAGTTTTGGAAAGGAACATAGCCTTCACCACATGGAGATAATATTTTGTTGTCGCTATCACGAACAAGAAAATAATTGTCGGGACAACGCAAAAACCCTGCCTCGCCTGTTGGGTCTACAATATTCCAACAGTTTGGTTTGTCAACTGTGTAAGCAGGTCGCTTACTAACTGTCCAATCAATCTGGGCAGCTTTTAACATTTGGTCGGGCGACATATTGTCGTCAACCTTTTTGCCTAGACCATGCCAAGGAACTTGTCCTGCATAAGCCATCGTTTCTACTTCATGTGCCATTTAAATACTCCTTTCTCGAGTTAATGTGTTGGCATTGTTACGACAGGTAAGCTGTCGTATGTTTTAAACGGTATGTCGATCCACGCATCAGAGTCTGCTGTTAATAATAAACGAACACGCATCTCCACATCGTTGTGTGGCATTGTCCATACAATCGGGTACTTATTGTCTTCATCAAGCTCTGATAAATACTTTGGTTCAAGCGTACGATTACGATTAGTGCGAATCGCAGTTTTATTAGCCTTTACCAAAAGGTCTTTGGTGAAATATTTTACCTGCATTTTATCCCTTTCTATGTTTTTAATGCTACACCATAATACACGCAGTGTTAGTCTTGATAAGCGTTTATTTATCTTGTTTGTTCAGTAGGGCAACGCATATCCTTGACTATACATAGGATGTATCAAATGTATATTATTTATGGCTCTGGTAAGTCCAACATAAAATACTCTTGTTTCATCTTCTTCATAGGTATGTATTTTACGCCACATTGAGTATGGTCGTTTCATTGTATCAGTTAATAGCATTACGTTAGTTGCTTGAGCACCTTTAGCTGAATGAATAGTAGAGATTCGTAGTCGAGGTGTTTCGGTCAAACTTTCACCTTTTCGTAAACAAGCTTTTATATACGTCTTATCTCTTTGATTTATTTTGCCTAGCCCGATATCCCATGGATGGTTGTGCAACAAACCGTGATTGTTTTGTAACTCTTGCAAACTGTAGAAAGAACCTTCCTCACCATCGGGCATAGTTTTGCAGCCATACTTTACTTGACTGTTTAGCATCATGTGTTTGTACACGAGCAAGACTTGTTCTTTACTGAGCTTGTTGCCTTCTCGTAAATATTCCCATAATCTGACTGCTTCTAAAACCTTACTGTCAATACTTTTAGATCCATTGTAGATATATAAATGTCCTCGCCTTCTTACTTCTTCCTCTATTTGTTGAGCTCCTCGGGTAGTTCTACTTAGTAGTAACCAGTCACCTTCTGATAAACTCACCTCTTCAGAATGGCGATGCCAAGTTATATTACCTTCTTCTTGTCTTGGTTCAAACTCTTTTTCCCTGCGTCCCACTATTGTTTTGATTACATTGTGGCTGAGTGTATGGTGCGAAGAAGGAATACGATAACTTTTATTTAGTAATGTCACATCACCTTCAAGACCTACAAAGTAATTTACATCTGCTCCTGCCCAACGGTAAATAGCTTGGTCATCATCCCCTGCTACATAACATATCTTGCTTTTTTGTTCTAACTGTCTTACCATTTCCCACTGCAAAGGTGACAGGTCTTGGGCTTCATCTATAAATACTACTTCTAATTTAGGGCAAAGGTCACGCTCTACAAAAGCCTCTAACATTCCGGTATAATCATATAGCCCATAAGAGTTTTTCCAATGCTCTATACCTCTGTTTACATAATCAACCCTAGCCCAATCTGTTTTCAATGGTACGATACTGTCATTGTAAATCTTGCGTAACGGTTGGCGTAGTATACGAGCAATATTAATAATTTCAAGGAATTTGTCACCATAGCCAAAGTCTTTGTATGGTCCTTGTTCTACATTACCTCCTCCATAAAACTTTCCTATCTTTAACCAATCAGCTATTTCTTGGTACTTATCTGGTGTAATCACTTGTGAATGGGTCAAACCTGCTTGCAAAAAAGCTAGACTATGTAGAGTTCTAAAGTAAGGTAACTCTTTTTTAGATATATTAAACTTGGTACAAGCTCTTTCTATAGCTTCCTGTGCTGCTCTTCTTGTAAAAGCAAAGTACCCTATACGGTCTGGCGGTACACCAGAGGCAAGGTATTGTTCAACTAAGTTAAGAAGTTTAGTTGTCTTGCCTGTTCCTGGAGGTCCGAGCACGATGTGCATTATATTATATCATTTTCAACAGGTAGTTGAGGCAAGGCCATTTCTGAGTCATCTGTTTCAAAATAGTTTTGTGGCAGTGACCAAACATGGATACCTTTCCCCCTTACTCTCCAAAACATTTTTTCTGCTTGTAAGTCCTGTAATCTTAAAGTTATTTTGTTAGAAGTATAGTGGTTAAAATCGTTTACAGATAAATGTTTCTTTAAATCTTTTATTTGAAAGTATACCCTTGTTTCTGCCCAGACCGCAACACCTTGCAGAATATCTTCACGCTCTTCACCTTTAGCTCTTTCCGCAGCGAAAGCATGAAGTAAATCTTCAAACTCACCTTTGAACGTAGCATCAGGCGGTACTTCCACAATAGTCAAATTATCTAACAACAGTTGTATGCGTGTCTGCCATGCACGTTGATTAACTATAACAGGGAACTTATTTATTTGTGACACACACTCTTTTTGAAACTGTGCTTGACTGGTTAAACCATTGGTACTAAGCTCTAATCGTTCGCCATCTACATTAAGAATCCAGATAGGGGGGTCACCGTCAATTTTAGTAAGGCTAGACATATCATTGCCTATGCCACTTGGTCCTACGCCATGCTTCCTTGTTTTACATAACTCTTTATCACAAAAAGGTTTTATGGGTTGGTCTTCACATTTATAAAAGTAATCTTTCTTTTTTAATTGTCTGATTGTATTGCCTACCTCACCATGACTTAGCGGTGGGCTGAGGTAATCCACATTGTAGCGTTGGACTAACTGCTCCCAATTATCTTCATCAAACATTCTGGCATATACACCAAGATTAAATAGAGCATTGTTTCGAGAACCCTCGCCAAATCCTTTACTGCATAAGTGCTGTAAACAAGGTGGTCCTTCTTCTAATACTCCCTCTTTTGTACCAAACCCCATATTAAGTTTACGAAACTGATTTGGAGTTATAATATAATCTTTACAGTATTCTATAAACTCTTCTGGCGTTAGTGTTTCTGCATTTTGGTCAAACGCATACCGAGTAGATTTAGATCCACTGAAGTAAGGCATATTAAGAAAGTTGCCCGTATCGCCCCTATCTAGCAATATTGTTGTTTGTTTTGGGAATATTTCACTCCCTGCAAAACCAAGAGCTGCACTTAGCTCGGTTAATCTGCGCTGCATATCTTCAGCTTCTACAGGCTCACTTAAAAATATCCATACATGAGCTCCACCGCTTTTAGTCCTGCCCACTACAGCAGGGATTTTATTTTTAGCTAATGTTTTGATTAAATCTTTATGACTAACACTGTATTCATCAATATCTATCGCACCCCAATGGCAAGTATTATCACTTTTAATTGGTATGATTCCAAGACCTGTGCCACCTTTTAAATGGTCTTCCCACATAGCTATCGTTGTAGGTTCACGAATAACTTTTGCTGTGCCTTGTTTCTTTCCGTCTGTTTCTCTATTACTCTTTACAACATATGTGCCATGAGCAATATCGCTGCCTTTAAATAAATCGTAAAAATCTTGTGCAAGTGACATGGCTACCTCCTAATTAGTGTAGACCATCTCCCTAACCCCTATGATATAGGTTCTACCCACATAAGTGAAAAGAAAATGGTCTACGCAGTATGGGGTCATGACTCCCCATAACTGTTCTTTTACATGATGTCTTGGTTGCCATCACTTGTATTAGGGGTTACGTTTTTAGCCTCTTCAGGGGCTTCTTCTTTTACCTTTACCTCACCTGCCTCTACAGATTTTGCAAAACCAACTGCTGATTCAAAGATATCTTTATCAGCAGGAACAGAAAGATTTAATGCACGTTCACGGCTAATATCCCAACCAAACCAGTTACCTTTATCATTTTTCTCTGGTGTAGTTTTTACAGTATATACTTGTGACATGAGAGGCAGAACATAAATACCGTTTTTACCTTTAGCTGTCATAGATTGCGCTTGTGTCAACCACTTCCTGCCCTTTTTAAGTTGTGTAGATGACATAGTCATAAGCACACGCTGAGCACCAAATGTAGGGTGTAACATCAACACAAAAAACTGCGATGTGTTGGTTAATAGATTGCCATTTGGCAACATATCTTGCCCTCTTTCATTTTGGGTTGTTGTATCCTTAATAGGATCATCAGGTAAGTAAGAGCCAACGTACCCACCACCTTGTTCACGTTGTTTCCATTCAACAAAACGTCTGTTGTAATGGCATGGCACAACTTGAATGCCTTGTTCACCATTATACACTTCGTTCAATACTGTATTGAACATCATACCTGCTTCTGCTCCAGGAACATAAGCACCATCTTGTTTATTAACTTGTGGCGAAAGCTGTGCAAGAATCCTAAGGAATGGTATTGAAAGGTCTTCTGCACCTACCTCACCAAATCCTGTGCCACTGTATTCTTCCATACCCTCGTAGGAAACTACGTTTGAGCTTTTAGTCTTAGTTAGTTCTTTAGTATCTGACATATTTTACCCTTTCTTTGGAGTAGTAATTTTTGCTTTTTCTCCGATGTAACCACCGAACAGTTCATCTGGTATCGAAATACCGTTTTCAGTAGACTCTTTGTACCAAGCCTTTAATGACATAGGTTCTACCCATTTCCTACTATTGACGGGCATACCTCTTTCTGTCAATTCTTCTGCAAACTTATTTGCTTGTTCTTCTTGTCCGCGAACAAAGTTTGTAGCTACTTGGTTCTTTATAAGGTCACCGAAGCCATTGTCCAGTAACCATGTAAACGATTCGTCTGCTTTATCTTTTGGTATAGAAGCACTGTAGAATTTGCTTATTTTAATTTCTGAGCCATCTTCCAAACCAATTTTAGTCATATTATATTCAGCCATCGCAGCAGGTAATTGTTCCTCTGCTACTTCTTTTAAACTTCTTTTAGTTTCTTTCACCTCCTCTTCTAAAGCTTTCACACGCTCTTCCAATGTTAATTGCAAACGAGCAAGCTTACTTACTCTACTCATGCCATCTTCATTTATTGCACTGAACTGTTCTGCGACAGATTCAAAGTCGCTACTCATTTGTCACCTCCTGGTCTATAATTTAGGTCTGCGGTTAAGGGAAAATACTTTCCATCTTGCCTATCCCATTTTAACATTTTGAATTTACCCCTGTTTGCTCTTGCTGCGAGGCAAGCACATAACGCAATAACAACAGGGTCTCCTGCTAAAATAAGGTAGTCCTCATCAGAAAACTTACTGAGCTTTCTGTTAATTTGTCTAATAATAGGTTGTGTAGAATAACTTGCTTGCTCTCCTGCAGGTACAAGTATTTCTACATCACCGAAGCTAGTGGCATCTGTAATGTCACGGCCTCGCATTTCTTGGGTAATATAAACTGTCATGTCTTTCTCCACATGGGTATATTTTACTTTACTTTATATAGTGTAAAAACAAAAGCAGTAACTTATCCTTTACTATCTCCACTATCTTGTAGGGGTTTTTACTTTTACTAATAGGCACTAAAATTAAAGGAATGACCAATAAAATAAAGTCCAATTTAATCGCGCGGACACGAAACTTGAAGATATTGTATATCGTATATTATAAAATGTTAAAAACGTAAAACAATCCTATCGGTCTTTTACCTCTATAAAACAAACCAGATAAAATAACGGTTGTCTACTATATAGCGGTATAATAGAATTAACGTACCCAATAGAAAGAGGGCAAATGCGATACAAGTTTAAATTCAAGCCGTACGAGCACCAACTCGAAGCGTTAGAAAAATCTTGGACTAAAGAGTATTATGCTCTTTTTATGGATATGGGTACAGGTAAATCTAAAGTTCTTATAGATAATATTGCTATGCTGTATGACAAAGGCGAAATAGATTCTGCATTGATTATTGCACCAAAAGGTGTGTATAGAAACTGGGAACGTAAAGAGCTACCAACCCATTTGCCCGATCATGTAAAAGCGAACATTGTTACATGGTCACCTGAAAAAACAAAAAAGAAACAAGAAGAATTAAACACGTTAAATAAAATAACGGATGACCTACAAATATTCCTTATGAATGTAGAGGCGTTGTCAACTAAACGTGGGGTTGAGGTTGCTGATAAGTTTTTACTCTGCCATAGGGCAATGCTTGCTGTAGATGAAAGCACTACTATAAAATCACGAACAGCGAATCGTACAAAGAGTATAATAAAACTTGGCAAAAACGCGCCTTATCGTAGGATTCTTACAGGGTCTCCTGTAACTAAATCACCACTTGATTTATACACACAATGTGATTTTTTAGAAAACAATGTATTAGGACATACCTCTTTTTGGACATTTCAAAACCGTTATGCTAAAATGGTACGGAAAAATATGGGAGCTCATTCTTTCAACCAAATTGTAGGATATCAAAACCTAAGTGAACTAAATGAATTAATAGAAGAATTTAGTTTTAGAGTACGCAAAGAAGACTGTTTAGACTTACCTGACAAAGTATATACTAAACGGTCAGTAGAGTTAACACCTGAGCAACGTAAATTATACGACCAATTAAAACGAAATGCACTCGCGATTATTGAAAACGAAGGCATGGTTTCTGCCTCTACTATCTTAACTCAACTATTAAGGTTGCAACAAGTTTGCTCTGGTTTTGCAAAGCTAGAAGATGGGCGAATGATCAAAGTTCCAAGTAACAAGCTAACTGAGCTTATGTCTGTATTAGAAGAAACAGATGGTAAAGTAATTATATGGGGAAACTTTACCCATGACCTTGAAATTATAGGCGAAGCTCTTGCCAAGCAGTATGGTGCTGAATCTGTAGAATTGTTTTATGGTGGAACTCCAGGAGAAGAAAGGCAGTTAATTGTTGAAAGGTTTCAAGATAAAGACGATCCTCTGAGGTTTTTCGTTGGGCAACCACGCACAGGTGGCTACGGTCTGACTCTGACAGAAGCAAAAACAGTGATCTATTACAGCAATGGATACGATTTAGAAGTTAGATTGCAAAGTGAAGATAGAGCTCATCGCATAGGTCAAGTAAACAAAGTTACCTATATTGATATTATTGCAGATAAAACAAGTGATGAAAAAATACTTAGAGCGTTGCGTAATAAAATAGACATTAGCTCACAAGTATTAGCTGAAGGTTACAAAGATTGGATAATATAACTATGTGCTCGTAACTTCTAAACAAGCTACTTTCATTGAGTTATGTGTTACCAGTATTTTTGCTTTTTCTGCTTGAGCCAAACACTCTTCTTTATCAGAGTATGTGCCGATTTGATAATAATGCAAATTATCTGTATTTATAAAGTGTAGAAAAATTAAAACATAAATCATTTAAAATAATCCTTTATATCTAGCCAACCCATATAATGTAGATAACCGATAGCTCCAACAAATGTGAATATGAGTAATACGATTATACCCACTACAGTAACCATGAACTCTTGTTTTTGTATAGCGTCACGCCTTGCTTGAGCTTCAGCTTCGCGTTTTTCTGCTAAAACTTCTTTTCTGATTTTTAAAAGCTCTAACCATTTTGATCTTCCGTAAGTCTGTGTGATCCACTCTTGGAGTTCAGCTTCTGCTTCTGCTGCTTGTCTAATTTTCGCCCAACGATCCAACGCCGTAGCATTGGTGCTTTTGCTTGATATACCTTTTTTCTGTAATTTTTTCTTAGCTTGGTCAGTTGCGTCAAAAAATTGTCCGATCTGCTTACTTAGACCTGCGACAGTTTTACCTGCGGCAAGACCTGTTTTCAGTCCTGCTAAAATTGTTAAGGGATCCATACTTACATCCCATCAGAATTTATAGGGCGTCTTGTCAGGTATTCCATTGTGTTTTCTAGAGTTTTTATTCTAGCTTGTAGCTTGACGATCTGATTAAACTGTAACAGAAAGCCCTCTTGCGTTTCATAAACTTCCTCAAACTCTTCATAGATTTCGTCAATAGTTTCGCCACCATCCTCTTCAACTTCTATGATGTAATCTATAATTTCATCTATTCGCTCTTTGTTTTCTTCAACATCTCTCATAAGATTGGTGCGATCAGTTGCATTATTCTCTACCGTTAAAACATTTACCGTTTCTTCAAGGTTTGCTATCGTACTAGCTTGTTGTGCTGTCCACCATATAAAACCACCAATCTGGGCGATTACAACCCCGACTACAGCAATACTTACTTTTGGTAATTTATCAGCCATTAGTTTCTCATCAATTAAGTTAGAGACATAATTCCTTGTTTAGCATTTTGTCGTTTTTCTATAGCAGCAAGCGTTGGATCAAAAGGGAAAAGATCAGTAGCTGAAGCTGTTTGAGTATTTGTTTGTTGCGTATTTACTACAGGTGCAGGAGGCAAAGTGTTGCTTCCATACTGTTCTCCTGTTTCTTGGTCAAACAAAAACGGATTAGTTTTATCATACGGTTTAGGCAAATTCACTGGCGGTAATTCAGATTTCTCAGGTAACTCAAAAGCTTTAGGGAACTCTATCATAATATCTTCTGCAGGACTTTCTTTACCTATTGATTCTCGTACGGTGGGTAAAACTCCTATATTAAATAAAATAGAGTTTATAGCTCTATTCGTTTCTGGGGTAATACTAAAATCTTGTGGTCCTTCTTTAACTAATAACTTTGCTACCTCAGGATTAAACATCATCTCTTTAAATAAAGCATCTGCTCGAGCTGCTGACCTTGCAGATAATCCTCTTGTTATAAAGTAAGCTGCTGCTGCTTTTGACCCAATCCTACCTTCTTGTAAGGCAACGAAACGTGTAGAAGCTCCTGCTACACTTGTACCAAGTTTAGAAGCAAACCTAGACATTAAGTCTTCAGATTTCATTCCTGCTCCTGCCACCATAGGAGTTGCGAAAACTCGTTCAGCGGCATCTGCAACTAAATACATATTATCTATATGTGTTTTATCAAATATCGCATTGAGTGATCTTTCATTATTAACAAGAAACTTTTTAAAATCAAGCGGATTATCTAAAGCACTAGGACTATTACCCAATGCTTTCTGCATAACTGCTGCTCTAAATGCTTCTAATACTTCTGGATCTTTACCTATTTTTGTTTTAACTTCACGAGCTAATCTAGGGCTTTTTAAAATATCATTTATAAGTTTTTCAGGATCTTCTACTTTCATAGCTCTAGCTACGGCAGAATACATGGCATTCTGATTAACTATTTTTTTACGAGTATCTAAAGTAGCTGCTCTTGAAGTTAATTGATTTACTAAATTCTGAGTATCAGAAAGTTCATCAAACAAACCAAGCTCTGCCAAAGTTTCTCTATTATTATTCATATATCTGTTAATAGCATTTGGTTTAAATTCACCACCAACTACACCCACTGATCTAATCTCATCTAAAACAGCAGCTCGCACATTGCTTAATTGAGTTGCATTATCACCAAACAAAGTCATAAATTGTTTTGCAGTATTGCTATCTTTTAAAAAAGCTTTTGCTACTTGCTCATCAGCTAAATAGTAAACAGGTCTATCACCAGTTCCCCCTCTACCTTTAGCTAAGATTTTTATTACCTGACTCGTTTCAAAAGGACGTATTACTGTTTGATCGTAATAGTTTTGAAACTCTTTAAATTTTGTATTAGTTCTACCAAATGCTTCACCTAAATCGTCTAATGTTTTTGCAAGGATAGCTAAAGTTCTTTGATCTGATTTATTATTAGTCGCAAAAGCTTTCCCTATTTGTGAGCTTACTTGGTCTCTAAACATTTTCCAATCTTGGAAAGATATTTTCTTTAAATCACTTTCAATAAAATTTTTAACTGTGCTGTTTAATCCTTGATAACTAAGTGCCTCTTCACCTGCTCTTGAAGTTACTGCATTACGAACAGTTGTTTTAGCTGCCTCAAGAGCATCCATAGAGGCTACTTGATCTGCATTATTTATATTTAAATTTTTAGCTAGAGCTTCTGCCGATTCTTTAGCTTGTGTATGAGCGGCTGTAACAATTTGTCTTATTTCTTGACCTGCTTCTGATCTATTACTTATTTGAGGATAAACTCCTGTATCAGCATCTGTTAAAATAGAAATCTTGGTTGATAACTCTTGTTCACCTTTGTTTATTCTGCCTAATGTTAATACATACTTTTGTTTAGCTGCATCATACACAACTAAAGGGGCATCATCGATAGCATTCCCTGTAAATTTTTGAGTTATAAAATTAGACATAGCGTTGAGTATATTTTCTTTTCTCGCTAAGTTTTTTCTTGTAAACTCAGGTGTGGCTGATTGTTCTATCGCTGCTTGTGTTTTTAAAGTAGGCGCATCTAAAGTAGCTTCTGCAGGACTAATAACAATACGCTCGTCAGTATACGGCTGTAAGTTTGTTTCAATTTCAATAGCTCTTTTTATATTAGCTTCATTACCAACAGCCGCCTCTTGTAATTGTTTATCTACAATCGCTTGAGCTTCTTCTCCTCGTCTGCCTGATCCTGGTTCAACCTTACCTGACTCAACTCTTACATTGTCAATAATATCTCCACCCTTGCTAACTGTTTTTTTCAAAGCCCAACCGACTGGAGTAACGACACCTTTTTTAACACCATAATAAATAGCAGGTCCTCCAAAAGGTAATAACCCACCGAGTCCTGTTTGTGTGCCAAATAAATCTTCTTCTGCTTGTATACCCAAACCAGAAACACCACCTAATCCTGTTTCAACGGCAACTGCTGTTCCAGGAGTAGTAACGAAAGGTTTAGTTACAACATCCATAACTCTATCTTTTACTCCCTTATAAACCTGAGGAAGTTTTTGAGCAGTTTTAGCATATGCACTAGCCAATCCTGCAAAAGGCAACGCTATAGCACCTCCTTGACCTACTGCGCGTCCATAACGGTCATAAAAAGGATCTTGTTCTGAAGTTCCTACATAGCCATCTACACCATAAGATAAAATGTAGGGGATTAATATTCTTTGTGATTCAAAATCATCTGAGTTAAATATTCGCAACAATATATCTTTATCTATTTCAGAACCAGTCGCAGCATTATATCCTGAAGTAATAGCATTAATAGCTGCATCAGGTAACGCAGCTAGTGAGCTATTAAACCCTTTTGCTATTGATCTTAATGGATCTAACACAGTTTCTATGGGATCCATAATTCTTCCAAATACACTGTCGTCTATTTTTTCATAGAGGTCTTTACCTGCGCCCTCTTCAACAACACCAGTAATACGACTTGGTTGTTTTTGAACCATGCCACCAAGAGTTTCTACCTCTTCCATTTGGATATCTGCACTAGGTAATCGTGTTGCAGCATCTACTTCAGATGGTTTGCTTATAATCCCAAGGTTTTTAATATCTTCTTCAGTTAGTCCTGCCATGTTATCACCTTGTTAGGTTTATCATTCTATTTGCTTTGATAAGAATATTCCCTTTGTAAGAACCATCTGGTTTTTTGTATATTGATTCTTTGTTAGGAAGAGTGCTATCTCTCATAACATACTCTAATTGTGGTCCTGTTATACTTACATTAATTTCTGATAAATCAACAGGATTTGTAGCATCACTTGCTATCATAGTTAAATAATCAAACTCTGAAGTTGGTCCTGCAGGAAGAGCAGGGTCATAAAATTTAAATGGATCATCTGCTTGTCCTGATGGAGGAAGCGTAATCTCTAGCCGAGGCGTATTTGAAGTATCTAATCTATGACGTTCATTTGCTAATCTGTTTTGAATGTTAACTAAAAAGCCTTGTAACTCTACCATAGATGCTTCAGGATCTTTAAAGAAAGAAAGTTTAGGAACTAATTGTGCAATGATCTCTTGTTCTGCGACAGCATATCGGTCACTAAGAGCTAAAGAAGTTTGTATCGTTCTTTCAAATAAAGCTAACGCTTCCCGTCCTTCAACTGTTTTAAAGTGTTGAGATAATTCTTTTAATGCCCCTTCAGGAAGGAAAGCAGCAACATTATTAGTAGAGATAGCTTTTAGTGTAGCTATAGGTCCGATAGTATCAGGTAATGACTCTAATAATTTTTGACCTGCATCTAAAACAACAACGTGAGAAGCTACGTTTTTGTGAATTCTTGCTATGTCCTCAGCACGTAAAGAAGTTTCAGGTATACCGATAGGATCTAACTCATGTACAAGAGGATTACCGCCTTGATAAATTCTATCTCCTGCATCATTTGTAGTAAATTCTGCTTGCCTTAATTGATAAGCAGGGTCAGATATCTTAGTAGATATAAAAATAGGTTTCCCAAATTGATCTACTGATGGTCTTACAACTTCAGAAATATAACTAAACGCTTGTCCGTTTGGCGGTTTCACTGTTGTGAATATTCTTCCAACCCCATCTGGTTGATCAGAAACTTTTACTATATTATTTTTCGCCCCAACAATACTACCTTTAGGTGGTCTTACTGCGTTTTCGTATCCACCATCTGGAGTTAAATAGTATCCTTCGTCTGGAACAAATACACCTTCAACTTGCGCCCAACCATCAGGTGAGGTTTCGCTAGGAATAGTAAATGTTGTTTTCTGTGCTTTCGACCAATCTGTTTTACCTGCATTAACTGCTGCTATATGATCTGACTTAGAAACTTCTCTAAATCCTTTTGGTATAGGGAGTAACTTTAATGGGTTATTTTCATCTATAGCCATTAAACCTTGACCGCCTGGATCTTCAACTACTCTTACTGATGTATAATTACCTGAGGCATCTGTTCCAGCGAATATTTTTTCATCTTTTCCTGCCCAAATCATCTGAGCATTAAATGCTGTCAATTTTTCTTTATTTACCTGCTCTGCCATTGTTTGTGCATCAGCGATACCTAATTCTATCCCTGCATTTATAGCAGAATTTGTTGCTGCCATGTTTGATTGACTATTAGCTGCTGATGTTTTTACAGCATCAAGAGCTAAATTGAGATTCGTAGTCCGTTCTTCACGTTCCTCGGCTGCTGCTGTACTGTAAGCGAATTCTTTTTGTTGGCGATCTAAAGCTGCTTTTTGAGCAGCTATTTTAGACATATCACTAGCTACCGTAGGTACATTAGCTGTGAGGGCTTGTAGTAAAGATCCTGGACTTTGAGCAACTCCTGCTCCAAATTTAGCTAGTGCTAAAGAGCCTTGTGTTTCCAAATCTTTTTGATCTTGGTCGCCAAAAAGTGCTTGTTGTTCTGCAAGTATTTCTTCTTGGCTTCTTGGCTCAATCATAAAGGGTTGTAAAAATTTATTTTGGTTTTCCATAATTTGAGCTGTATCAGTAGGGGCTTTTTTATACCCAAGTTCTGTTTGAGCATCCATATATGTTTTAGCAATATTTGTAATATCGTCAACTTTATAATCAGGCCTTTCAAGCTGAGGAAATGGAAACGTCCTATAAGAAGGAGTCATTGTACCTGTTAGTATTTCTGGAGCATGATAACCCCCATGTGCAAAATTAACTGGTGTTTCGCCCATAGCTATACGCATTGACGCCTCATCCGATCCTGGAGCTTGGATTGGAGAGGCGTTATTAAAATTTACAGTGGACTGCCGACCTCCTGCCATTGGAGCATCTGCAATGCCTCCAGGAGCTGCGTCGCTCGCTTGGGCTTGCACCATTTCAAGGATTTGAAAGTATGGTTGCATGACCGCTAATACTGATTCAGGAGTTTTCTTAGCATCTTTTTGACCAACTAACTCTGCCAGTTCACTTACTCTAGCTTTTATAGGTTGTTCATCACCCCTTATGGAGTTTATAACTTCCTCCATATTCTCTGCTGCGTCTACTTTTTCGTACAAATTTTCAACAGTATTTTCAAACTGTTTCATACCTTGTTGAATTATTGGGTCGTTATTTTCTGGCACTAGTCCAGAGGTAATGCCTGTCCCTACTGCATTAGGCGCAGAGGCAGACATACCTTGAGCAACCATAGGTCGCTGTGCAAATTCTACCATTTATATTATCCCTACGTTTTGTGCTGCGTTTGCTATTCCTAACCCACCGATTCCTGCACCAACTACCTGATTTAACATAGAAGGTCGGGGAGCTGTACTTTGAGTAATACTCGAAGATGTAGATGGTGCGCCTTGTAAAATATCGCTATAAAAACCAAGTTTTTGATAAGGTTGATATACGTTTTGTAAATCATATTGTTGCTGTGCATCAAAAGCTGCTTGATCAAGAACTTGTTGTTGCGCTCCTAGTTTAGCAAGAGCATCTACATCTGCCATTTGCATTTGTTGCCCTAATTGACCTAATCCTGCCGTAGTTTGCCCTAATGCAGCTAATGTTTTAGCTTGATCTAAAGTTTGTCCTGTTTGAGCTTGCCCTAGTTGAGCACCTTGTAAAGCAAGTTGTCCTAATTGACCTGCTGCCTGACCAGTCATATCAGCACCCATGAGTCCTAATTTAGCAGCAGCTTCTTGTCCTGCAAGACCCATTTGTCCAAACTGCGCCCCTAACTGACCACCTGCTTGACCTAATTGACCAAACATACCTGCTGCTTGCTGTTGTCTTTTTAAAGCAGCTTCTTGAGCAGCCATTGATTGTTGTATAGCTTGTCCAAAACCTTGAGATCTTAACGCTGCTGCTGTTTTAGCTTGTTGTTCTAATATATTTCTACCACGCTCAGAATCTACAATGCCTGAACGAGAACCACCAAATGCTCCTGCCCCAACTGCTCTGGCTGCATCTGTTTGACCTGCAATATCACCTGCTCTTTGCACATCGGCTAATGCTTGTTGTACCACTGCATCTTCATAAGGATCCATAAACGCCTGTGCAGAAGTAGGGTCATATTGAGCTTCTGTTCCTGCTAACTGTGCTTGACCAAGTGCTGCAGATCCTAGTCCAAATTGAAGAAAAGGTTGGTTTGCAGCTAATTGATCTTGTATTCCTTGCATTCCTCCAACAGCGGCTTGTTGCCCCATTTGAGCTCCAAGAGCTGTTCCTAGCATAGCCTCTTGTTGAGCAGGGGTAAAAGCTTGCATAGCTGCTTCCCCTTGTTGACCTGCAAGTTGAGCTGCTGTACCTGCACCTGTAACAAAATCACTACCAGAAGTTAAAAAAGGTTGAAATGACCCTACCCCTTGCTGTGCAAGTTGTTGCGCTTGTGTAGTCATTGGGTCTGCATCAACCGTAGTGGGTTCAGGAAGTGTTACTCCCTTTTCAATAAGCTCTTGAGCTTTTTGCATCAACCCTAGCTTGTATGCTTCTACAGCAGGGGATTCTTGTTGTTGGATAATTTGTGTTTCTGTAGCCATATTACGCAGTCCTCTCAAAAGAACGCATCATTTCATACATTCGTTTAGCCCCTTTTTGACGGTCGCCACCTCCTGCTCCTCTTACGGCACGAGCATTCATAACAAATTCACCATCACTTAACATTGCAGGTACTGAATCACTGGTCGGTGTTCCAGGACCCATAATTTCTCCACCAGAAGCTGCTGATATTGGCAGAGCTATAGGATAGCCCCTTCCAGGACCAATAATAGGTGGTGGGTTTATACCAACAGGAGGGAGTGGGTTAGGATTAAAATAGTTAAGACCACTGTACGGTGTTTGTGCGAAATAATCTCCACCAAACATTCCTGCATACTGATTATCTGCATTAGGATTATTAATCACTGCTCCAGGAACATTTATTCCTGTTGTAGGTTGTGTCGCTGGAAACACTGGAGCATCTGGAGCATATTTCATGATCCCCTGTGCAGTTTGAGGTTGTTGAGGTGTTGCAGGTAGAGTTGTGACCTGATCATAAAACGGATTACCACCTAGATAACTATCATCAATACCATACGTTCCTGGATCAGAAGCTAGTAAGTCAGCTCCTCGATTTTGCATTGCAGCTAAATCAACTTTTTCTTCTTCTGGTGGAGTAATAATATTTGTGCCTAGTAAAGTATCACTTGCTAAACCTCCTGCTAAAACAGTGCCTACAGCAGGACCATATTTAGTTAACATTCCGGGAGCATACTTTTCGTCTAATTTGCTTACAAAACTTGTATAATCTGTTGCCGTAGCATTAGGAAACTGTTCTTTAAAAGCAGATAAATCTTTTTGGTAGCCTTTTTGTGCTTCTGCTGAAATACCTTCACGTCCTGGACTTAAATACTCTTTAAAGAAATCATCAAACCCATACTCATCTCCAGGAGTAAATGCTTTCTTTACTCCATCCATAAAATCAACTGATTGTGCTCCTGACCCACGAGTAGTAACTCCTAAATCAGGAAGTACTTCTTGTCCACCAAAATCTTGTTTAAATATACCGCCGCCTACTTTGCCTCCTGCTTGTGCCACTTGAGCACCAACTCCTGTAATTTTAGATGAAATCGCAGCAGTAAATGGATTATCAGGTGTAAACATAGTGCCTAGTTTTTGTAATCCTGCTATATTTCCAGGATCAACAGTAGAACCTAAAAAGCTGCCTCCTGCAATCATGTTACCTGCACCTGCGGTGAGACCTGTCATTATACCTGATTTTAATGAATCTTTTAAACCTTTACCTGCAATCAAATTACCTGCGGTGCTGCCTAATCCTGCGGCTAGAGCAATAGGCATGGTAGGAAGCAAAACAGGAGCAGCAATAGCTAATACGACAGGAGCTACTTTTTTAACAACTTTTTTGACTTTTTTAACAACTTTTTTAACAAGTCTTTTAAGTTTCTTAAAAAAGAACTCAGGTTGTCCTGTTTCTGGGTTTAAAGAGTTTAACTCACTACCAACAACATATCTCTCTGGCTCTAAACCCATTTCTTCCATTTGGGTATAGATCATATTTTTAAGTCGAGGGTTATTTTCTAAAACTTCTAACGGTAAAACTGTTTCGCCTTCAGCGGCATGAACTAGATAAGTATCGCCATTACGCCCAAAATCTGCTAACATTTCTGCTGCTTGTTGGTTTCGTGCTATCCCACCCTCTAACATTAAAGCTTCAACTGGAGTAGTTTCTACAACTTCATAGCCTAATGTTTCTATACCTTGCATTTTTCACCTATCTCTTTCTGGGGGAAATATGCAGGAAGCGTTAGTTCCTGAATAGACGCTAAACTCATAATAGCGTCAACTATATAATATCGCAACCTACATATTTTTTTAATCATATTTACACCGTTACCGTAACACTTCCTACCGAACTTGTTGCAGAGTTTCCTCGAAGGTGAGAAATACCTGCTATTGTTATTTTTAAATCTCCTGTTTCTCCAGATCTAAATAGTGCTCCTACTTCTAACCCTTGATCATCTGTTTGTAAGTTGGTAAGAACTAATCCTGTATGTCTACCCTCTCCTGGATTTTGCATTTGTGTTAAGTAAATAGAAAAAGATCTTACAATTTCTTCCAGATATTGTTGATCGTACTGATCTGGTGGCACAGGAAAAAATGGTAAAACTAAATTTCTTGACATTATCTTTTTCCATCTGGCCTAATATCTATTCTAGGAGAGCCTAACCTCCATGCTACTCCTGTTTCGGCTGATTCAATCCGTAATGCAAATGAACGACCTCTAAGGCGTATATGCACTTGATCAGTAAATTGTTCTACCACTGTTGAAGTTGCAGCCGCAGATTGAGTCACCGCTTTAGCGTTAGATTGCAGATATTTTCCTCCAGGAAAATTTCGTGTTTTCAATGTAAAAGTAGCTTTAGGCGAGCCAGAAGTTGAATCTCTAAATGTTAGATCAGGTATTAATTTATTGATAAACGTAAAATTATCTCCATCACCCATATCAAATTGACTTGATTCTATATGGGCAGATATAGCCGAAGCAGGATTAGTGCTACCATCATCAAAACCAAATTCATGCGAATACAGAAAATGATCTGTTCCTGCTGCTATGGGTAAAGTTTCTATGCCTCTGTCTAACCACGCAGTTCGGGCTAAATTCCCATAATACCAAATTTTTTGTTGATAATTGTAAATAACGTACTTATCATTTTCATCACTATTTGCACTTGGATAAAACCACCATACTTCAGAAAATGCGATGTTAGTTGATGCAGTCACTTTTTCAATTTGTTTTTCGTTAAAGTCATTAAAAACATAATCACGAACAGTGCAGGGCAGTCTTTGTACTCCTCCACCATAAACATAAAATTCTTGTCGCCCCATCCAGAACACCATATCTTCAACAGCTATAGCTGCCAGAGGTCCTGCAATAGTTATGCCTTCTGATATTGCGTTGATGCCAAATGTAAAGGGTGGTCCTATAAACTGCATAGCATGAAGAGATGCATCAGTAAAAACCAATATTTGTTGACGTGTTTCTATAGCAGATATAATTTCACTGCCTGAACCAATCCTTAAATCACCTGCTGTGTTTGTAGGTAAAGTTCGCCACTCAGTTAAACTTTCTTGCGAACTGAATCTAATCAACAAAGGGTCTTGCGTACCTATAGCTGTTTCAGGATCACAACCAAAAGCTATAATATGTCTATCTGCGTCGGAAACTAAAACTTTTTTAGCAATAGTAGGAGCCAAATCAGAACTAGCCAAACTTGAAATTGCTACTGCTCTTGTGTTTGTTCCATTAGATTTATCCCAATAAAAAATACCGCTATCTCTAACATTTATTAAAAGATCTTCACCAAAATTATCATGGCTCCATATTCGTAATGTAGCTCCTGTTACAGATAAATTTGAAACAGAGTTCCAAGTACCACGACCCCATGTTCCTGCATTCCAACCATTACCAGTAAGAGCTGTGTCTAACCCTATACGAACTTGATAAGCTGCATCCGCACTACTCCCACCATTTCCAGTATCACTAGAGTTTGCTACAACAGGAGTAGGATTTAATCCCGAAGTTGTGGTTATACTTTGTATATCAGTACCTGCTTCACGAGCTTGGAATGTAAATGTATCATCACTTGGCACAGAAAGAATAATATATTCTTGATTTAATACATCTGCAGTAATCAAGCCACCGAGACTAACTGCTTCTGAAATAGTCACAAAATCATCAACAATAGCTCCATGATTATTATCTGTAGCGGTAATAATAGAAGAACCGTTAGTAGCGGAAAAAGTAATCCCATCTGTTGTAGTTGCTCTTATGGGCGTGATGTCATTAAAAGCACCACCTTCGTTGATATAATACTTAAGATGCGTTCCTACGCCAAGATATGCAGTGCCATCTAACGCTACCCAAGAATGTAACGCTCTAGCAGTTCCTAAGTATGCATTAACAGATTGTTTAATCCAACCGCCTATTTTTTCAGCAAACCCAAATCTAAAACGAGTTTTATCCATATCAAACCAACCGCCCTCGTTACTGTAAGAGGTTGTTTCTCTGTTTATTCCAGGACGAAATTGTAACTTAGTTAGAGGCATCTCAATCCTTTAATTTTATGTTTATCCTACAAAAGAATTAGCTGCAGTTATAGCTTTATCTATTTCTGTGAAACTTTCACTGCCCCAATCACCTAGTGCTTTCATATGAACTAGATAACCGTTGCTACGAGCTACACGCTCTTTCTTTTCGTCATGCGTCATGTCATGACCGAAATCAGCAGGTATTGTGTTACCGTCAGAATCTTCTTTGCTACCATCACTTGCATCACTGCCTTTATTATGTGTAGCAATAACACTGTTAATTACTGACACACTACCAAGCATTGCAGCATGGTCTTGTGCTATTTGATCTGCATCTCTTGCCATTATACTTACCCTTCTAGTTTTGCAATGTTGATATTGCCTGAGATTGATATACGTTCCCCATCATTATCGTAAAAGGGAAACACCTGATGAAGCATAGTTGAGGGAAACATAACCATGTAACCCTCTGCTTCTTTCTCCATGTTGTAAGCAAAAGTTGATATCCTGCCCAACGTATTTGTGTAGCTAAATGCAAAGTTAGATATGTGGTTATCTGCATTTGAGTTGGCACAAATAGGAAGTTTCTTCTGCTCTGCGTAGGATGTAGGTATCTGCATCCATATCACAAAGCTATACACGCCACTGTGGTCATGTGGTGGATTAAACTCATGTTGCCTTTGGAAGTTAACCCATAGGCTTTCTAAGTTCCAACCTTCACCCTCACGCATAGTTTCACGCCAAGGTGGTCCATAAGCCTCAATGTGGTTTTGTATAAACGAAGGTAGTAGCTCATCAACAAACTCTTTGAGCAAAGGTGAGTCACTGTCTAACCTGATAGACTTACTAATGTTACCTGCGAGTTCAGGCTTCATGTCCTCTGGTTGTTCTCTTGCCTCGTTTACAACTTTCCATATGTTGTCCACAACGTCCTCTGGGAGTTGACCTTCAACCACACCTACGTTTGGAAAGTTTCTTTGTATTAAGTCCATGCTTATCCCTCTAGGGTTACCACTCTTGCAGTAAGTGCTTCTATTAGTGCGTTCTGTTCTTGAATAGCTTTGACTAGAATTGGTACTAACTTAGCGTACCTCATTCCGTACTGTTTACCATCGCCACTTACACTTACAGTTAAATTTGTTTTATCTGCAATTTTATAATTAGAAGCTTCTTCTAATGTTTTAACATCTTGTGCTTTAAAACCTAAATCTAACCAATCTTCTTTATGAGTTCCATCAGAAGTTATGGCATCTAAATCATAATCATCTGCTGTCTTATCTCCATATTTAGAACGCTTATCCCACTTAAAGGTGTACGGTTTCATAGCTTTTACAAAGTCTAAACCTAAGTCTAATGTAGTAAAATCTGTCTTATCTCGTTCATCAGAAGCTGCCGTTATATCTACTTGAGCATTAAAAGTAGTAATGTTTTCATCACCTATATATATTTCGTTTGAACCAGTTGTGACATTACCTCCAGGACTTCCAGTAAGACCTGCATCATGACCTATGACTGTATTGTTATGACCAGAAGTTATTGCTCTTCCTGTTAAAAAACCCATCGCAGTGTTATCATATCCAGTACAAGCTGTGAGAGCTTGAACACCAACAGCAGTATTTGTACCACCACTATCTGCTGAACCCAAAGCAAGTCTTCCAACAGCAGTATTATCACTACTATCTAATGTTTCTGCTCCTGCATTAAAACCAATAAGTGTGTTATTAATTCCTGTTGTAATTTTTGTACCTGCAAATGTACCAACTGCGGTGTTGAAACTAGTTGTATCAGTAGAAAAGTTTTGTGCTTTAAGTGCTGAAGCTCCTATTGCAACTGATTTATCACCTCTTGTATCAGCGGTTAAAGCGTCATTACCTATTGCAACATTCATTTCACCGTCAGTAATACTTGCTCCTGCATTACTACCTACTATAGTGGTTTTGACTGCTGTAGTAATTGCCATTCCTGCATTGTTACCAACAGCAGTATTGTGAGAATCTGTTGCAGTAGTGAAGTTTTGTGCTTTTAATGCCTGTCTGCCTACTGCTGTAGAATGACTTCCTAATGTATCTGCACTTAATGCTTCATAACCTAAAGCGAGGTTGTTCCCACCTGTTGTTAAATGATCACCTGACAGACCACCAATTACAGTATTATTTACACCTGTTGTAATACGTCTACCTGCTAAAGCTCCTACAGCAGTATTATAGGCATCTGTAGCCGTAGTAAAATTTTGTTCGTTTAAAGTTAAAGATCCAAGTGCTGTATTATAACTACCTAATGTATCTGCACTTAATGCTGCTTTTCCGACTGCTACATTAAACTCTGAAGTAGTAAGTGCATCTCCTACTTCTGCACCGATGAGGGTGTTGTTTGTACCTGTTGTAACTGATTGACCTGCATCATATCCTACGGCTACATTAAAGGACTCCGTAGTAGTAGCATAATTTTGATTTTGTAATGTTTGATAACCTATTGCAACTGATTTTCTACCTACGTCATCACTAGATAAAGAAGCATATCCCATAGCTACATTACGGTCACCTGTTGTTAAAGCATCTCCTGATGTTCCACCAATAAGAGTATTTCTTGTACCTGTAGTAACTGATAAACCTGCTTGATGACCAACAGCTACGTTGTATGAATCTGTAGCCGTTGTAAAGTTTTGTGTAGCTAAAGCTTGATACCCTAATGCAGTGGAATTAGAACCTAGTGTATCAGCACTTAAAGCATTCACACCTAATGCTGTATTATAATCGGCATCTGTAAGAGCGTCTCCTGCTAGTCCACCAATAAGGGTATTTTGAAGGCCTGTTGTTATTGATCCACCTGCATTGTAACCTAGTCCTACGTTGTAAGAAGTAGTAGCAGTAGTAAAATTTTGATTAGCTAAAGCACTGTAACCTATAGCAACAGTTCTGCTTCCAAGTGTGTCATCTGTTAATGCTCCTCTACCAATTGCTACGTTCCTATCAGCATCAGTTAAAGCATCTCCTGCTGTACCACCAATTATTACATTGTCAACTCCAGTTGTTATATTTTGTGCAGTATTATATCCAACTGCTACATTGTAAGAATCAGTTGCAGTAGTAAAATTTTGAGTTGTTAATGCGTTTCTTCCTATAGCAATAGATTTACTACCTAGAGTGTCAGTAGTAAGAGCATTGTATCCTACAGCTACATTATGGTCAGCATCCGTAAGTGCATCACCTGCAAGCGCACCTATCAAGGTGTTTTGTACACCTGTGGTAACTGATGTACCTGCATCAACACCTACTGCTGTATTATAAGATTCTGCTCCTGCATTAAGAGTTTTCAATGCTCTATAACCAATAGCTACGTTGTTTCCATTGGCATCTTCTGTTGATAAAGCTTCAAACCCAACAGCAACATTATTATCACCTGTAGTCAAAGCAGTACCTGCTTCATCACCCAAGACCACATTGTAGTTGCCGCCAGAGGTTATTGCATCCCCTGCATTAATGCCAAGACGTAAATTAGATGTACCTGCTGTACTTGTAGATAAACTGGGGACAGAAATATTAGTAAGCGCCTCTACAACAGCAGCTCCAGATCCTGCACCATCTAAATAAACAACCTTAACTGTACCATTAGGGATTGTTACATTAGCACCAGAACCTTGACTAATAATTATGTTATAAGGACCAGAACTCCCACTATCTGTAGTAGCATTCTCAATAAAGTGTACTCTTGATAAAGTGTTGGGAGCAATAGTAATTGTACAATCAGAGTCTAACGCTCCTGTATACTTAATGTACATTGAACGAGCAGGATCTGTTGCCCCATCTGCAACCGTAGAAGTATGCGTGTCTGCATTTGTTGTGATCGCTTCAGTTCCAAAACTGAAACCTTCAGCAATTAACTCTAAGTTCGTGTTAGTTGTATCTCCCCACGTTCCTGACTGTTCGCCTGACCCAATTTCTTCTAATCGTAAATCATTTGTATATACACTTGCCATGTTTTATCTCCTTATGCTGCTATATCTATCCAAGAGGGGGTCTGACTTGGGGATATTTCACTAAAATTGGCAGTTTGACTAGGGGATACTGCACTAAAATTAGGTGTTTGACTAGGCACAATGTTACCCCAAACAAGCACCCTTCCTAAAGATGCCGTAGCACTTACCCCTGTAATTTCAAATCTGGTTGATGTATCAATTACTACTGGAGCATCATCAACTACAGCAGTAGCTTCTACACCACTCGGTTCAATATTTGATGTTGCTATTATTGATAAGGCAGCACTATCAACTGAAGCAGTAGCACTTACCCCTACATTTGTCTCAAACGTATTGCCTAAAGAAGTAGTGCCTGAAACACCCATCTGTGTTTCAAATACATTGCCTAAAGAGGTAGTGCCTGAAACACCAGTAACAGATACATTCGCAAACCCTGTAATCGTAGAAGATCCGACACTACCTGTCCCGCTGACTCCTACATTTGTCTCAAACGTATTACCTATGGCAGATGTTGCTGCGACCCCTGTAACATTTTGACCAATAACAATTGATACAGAGTCGATAGAAGCAGTTGCACTAGGAAAACCAACCTCTGTATTCCATGCGCCCTCGTTCCACCCTCGGGTAGTGCTATTCCAACCTAATAAAGGAACAAGAGCATCAGACATTAAGCTATCCTGATAATAGCGTTACTCGCATCAGCTGTAGGAAATACTATAGTAAAATCACCTGCGCTTGCTGCTTTATCTGAACCAAAATCTAATACAGCTACCGAAGGGTCTCCTGTGGCTGTGTCGTTAAATATTAAAGCTCCTCTTACTGAGGAGATAGTCACATTGCTAAAAACTTCATCAGCAAAATCAACTAATGCTGTTGTGCTACTTGAGGTAGGTGTGACAGGGTTCAAAGCTTGCCCTTTAGCAGAATAATTAGTTCCGCTAATTTCATTACTGGTAGTATACGCTGTTGTCGCTGCTGTGAACGAAGCACTATTATCATACAACGCGATATTAAAAGTGTTTCCTGTTGTCGCCGTAAAATTATGCACTCCTTTTAATAACTCTACTTTAAAAGAGGTACACAGAAAGTTTCCCGTGAAAGCCATTACATTCTCCTTATATATTCTGCAAGTTTCGGGTTTCCAGAATCTTTTATTGCATTGTATATAGTAGTTCTATCACTTTTAATAGCTTGTTTCATATATAACGCAATAATCGTTTCCATTTCTTTGCGATAAGCATGAGCTTGATCACGTATTGCAGGGTGAGCATTGTTAGATATACCGATTATTTTATCAACACATCTTTTGGCTGTTTCCTCTGGAGTAAACCCCCTGTTGTCTGTAGTTTCAACCGTAACAGAAAAGTTATTAGACATACCTAACGATTCTGTAAACATTATGTCCTAGCCTTTCTTAACGGTCCTGATGTATATTCATCTGTTACTTCTTTAGCTTCACCTAAATTTTTAAGTCGTGCAAGAGCTTCCGCAAAACGAGAATTATACATAGTCATAACGTCTTGTTCACCCTTCATATAAATATAACACTCTATTAACGATCCGTAAAGTAAAGCAAGTTCTCCATTTTCACTAACCCAAGAAACAGTAGAGTCTGACCCTATGCTAGATAATGTGCCTGTTGCCCCACTAGAGCTCCCTGTAATTGTTTCACCCACTGTAAAATCACCACTAGGAATTATAACCGTAAGAGTAGTAGAGCTAGGAACGGCATCAACAGTGGCTGTTTCTCCACTTGTGCCTCCTGTTATTGTGTCACTTGTCGTAAAAGTGCCTACAACAGAAGTTAAAGTAAGTAGAAACGTGCTTTGTGTTAAACTTTTAGGACGATAAAAATAACTCATTTCAACAACATAATTGCTGTCAGGAGTAGGAGCTATAATAAAATTATCTACATCAAATTGTGCGTAATACTTAGGGGTTCCTGTAGTTGCAGGGTTAGGGTTATACGATTGTATAAACTCTAACTCTTTGTATTGTAAAAACTCAAGACTACTGTCGTTAGTAATTGTCAATGAGTTAGAAGCTAAAAAATCATCTGGACAAGCTAGAAATTTATTACTTGCAGTCATAGATCCCGAAGCGTTCTTTTCAAAAACATTTAATTGCACTGATTTTAGTATGCGCTCTTCTGCAAGCCTAATAAACACTGGCAGGTTAGATACAAAAGAAACTTCATCGTTTTGAGTATAATCTTTTAAAGCTTGTTTTAAAGTTGAATAAGTAAAACTCATGTTGTAACCTCTACTTTTCCTACAGAGCTAATTCCTTGTATTGACGTATTAGTAAAAAGAGGAAATGTATTTTGACCTACAAGTATGTCAAGAGGCTCTTTTCTATCAGGACGAGGATATCGCAAAGCTTCTGGCTCAAAAGGCACAGAACTTGGTTCTAACTGAGGATGTTTTTCCTCAAAACACTCAGGACATACTCTTAAACCATTCCATTCTTGTCGTAATGAAATGTAATCATATTGTTGACCACATCGATCACATAAAGCTAAAGCGTATTGTCCTGTTGCGAATTTCATCTTATCAACGTGTAATAATCTCTGCTAGGGGTTAATGTTAAACTAGCTCGGTCACGATCTTCCGCAGCAGCTCGCTCAAATTCTTCTTCATATACAGCTTTTAACAGTTGCACACGATTAGGTGCTTTTTTCAAACTGATATAGTAGGCTAATCCTGCTGCTAAACAGGGGTAAAACCTAAATGGCACATCTACTGTATTCTGTGGGTTATCTACATCATCAATTCTTACAAGTCTATCAAAAACAAGAGTATACGTTGTTGCATCAGGAGTTCCCCACAATTTCAAAACAGGTGTGATTTGTCTATCTATATAAAACTGAGAAGGTCGTGCCGTTGTTCGTTTGCTTGGAATATTTATAAAAGTATCACGACTTATTCTACTTATAGAAATATCTGATTGATTAGAAGCACCTGCATTTTGCCTTATAACCGCAGACAAAATATCTATAGTGCTTCTTACATTCGTAAAATCAACAGCAGCCGTAACCGTAGTAGTCGCACCGCTCGTGCCACCTGTGATTGTTTCTGCAGCAACAAAAGTTCCAGAAGGTATAGTTATAGCAATAACCGTAGATGAAGTAACGCTTGTTATAGACGCAGTCGCACCACTCGTACCACCTGTGATTGTTTCACCAACAGTAAAAGAACCACTAGCTCCTACAGTCATAGTTAAAATTCCTGCGGGATAATTAGCAATATCTGTAACTAAAGGTAAAGATACCTGCTCAATAGTCCAACGATTTAATCCTCGATTTGCCCAGTCTGCAAAAAGTAAATTTAAAGAACGTCTTGCTGTTTTTAAATCATATCCTGTAGCTACAATTAAACCACAACGTTCGAACGCTTCTTCAATATACTCTGCTACATCTGGTTCAAAATCAACTGATCCTGAAACTGCCATAACTTATCCTTTAACTGTAAGGTCCTTTAATAACCTTACCGCCCATTTTCATGCCTTTGGGTTTCATCATTTTTCCACCCATTTTCATGCCTTTGGGTTTCATCATTTTTCCACCGTTTGCCATGCCTTTAGGCTTCATAGCCTTACCGCCATTCTTCATGCCTTTAGGCTTCTTTTTCATTTTTTTCATGTTCTTTTCCTTTATTTTAGTTTGCCTAGTATAAATTTCATAACTTCCGTAGATGATAATCTACCTTCTTTTAAATCAACGAATTTTTTAGAAACTTGTGCAGGGGTTAAACCTGTTTTTTTACTTTCACCACCTGAAGCCATGCGGACAGGTTTTTTCGTAGCCTTACCACCATTTTTCATGTAACCCATTTTGTTGCGAACTTTTTTAGGCAGTTTCGCAAGTCCAGGATTTTTCTTTTTATCAACTGGCTTCATCATTGTCTCCTTTGTTATACAAATTGTCAAACACTCTATTCACATCTAGTGTATAGTCTAAATCGGACTTTGAATAGTGTATATGTTGAGATGGTCTAAAATCAGGAGCACCTTGTCCTGTTGCAAACCAAGCAGGGTGAGTTACTCTAACCCTGTTATTGGGCAATGCCACAATATTTCCTGTCCATATTCCTGCATCGAGTAATTGTAAAACATGAGATTGTTTATGTTGTGCAGGATCATCTGCAATTTCACTATCTGTATAATCTACAGTAAACATATACTTTGCAGGGAAAAACTCGCCATTTATTTTTGCTAACCAAGGACAAGGGGTTGTTCTATCCATCACATATACAGAATGATAATGTGAAGCACAATCCCAAGGTTGAGCATCATATGTTTCCATGGGGTGTGACCATTCCTCTAAAGGAACATCACCTAACAATCCAGTTATAGGCATCCTAGCCCACATAGCACCACCATGCACAGTATCTTCTGGTTCGCCTTCTGCTTCGTTACCTGTAAATATTACTTGAAAACTTAAACATCTATTTGGGATAGTTGTAACAGCGATAGCCATAGCGTGTAAAAACTCACCATGATATTTCTCGTGGTTATGAGTATATTCACGACGAACCCAACATTTAAAATAGGGAATGTTACTTTGTAAGTAACTCATTTTTTAGTGCTTTTCTTTTTGCCTTTTAGTAAGTCAGCGTCTGCTTTCCTAGCTCCACCTTTACCAGTTACGAAACTCTTCACTCTCCCCATTGCCCACGCATGAGCAGAGGTTTTAGGTCTGCTTCCAGAAGAATAATATGCACCAAGACCTCTTTTATAAACTGCATCTAATTTAGATGGAGTAAATTTTCCTGCTCCAGGAATAGAAGAATATTTACCACCTTTTTTCTTGGGTTTTGTCTCTGCCATTAGCTCTTACTCCGTTGTTTACTAATTTTATCCATCATAGCAGGAGTTAACTTCCCTTGTTTATAAAGACGAGCAGTCCTTTTTATTTCTGCTTCTCTTGCTTTAGGATTTTTTGCACCTTTCACATATACTCTAGGAACACCTTTTTTAGTTTTAGGAACTTTTTTAAACTTTCTTGGCACTAGTTTTCCTCGCATCTCTTAAGTTAGCTTTTGTCGGCGCACCTTTAGATCCAGGTTTTCTCATTCTTTCACCAGATCCGGCCTTTATTCGTTTTCTTTTAGCATGAATATTTTCCCATAACCCCCCACTTTTCATGCCTCTAGGTTTCTTTTTCTTAGAAGTTGTAATTTGTTTTTTCATTTGACCACGACTAATTGCCATCTAACAATCCCACGCTCTACGCGACCAGTAGTTAGCTGATAACTTATTAGTCGTGCCTTTAATGCCACCTGATCTGGCACAATAAGATCTTTTACGGGATGGTTGATTCTTTTTAATAGACAACTCAGGATCGCCGAAGCGAACTATTTTTACATCTTTGCCTACTTTAGCTAAAACTGCTGATTTTTTCTTTGCGTTAGGGGTTCGTTTAGGTTTATTGTATCCTGAAAATAGTTCACCACGATACTTTAGTTTACCACTAGGTAATCGTTTTACATCTTTAGTAGTAGCCATAACAACTCCTTTAAATCAATATACCTATTAGCTAAATTCCTTCCTTACTTGAAGAATAACTGTGTAAGAATCTGCAGAAGCGTGTCCTACAGTTGTAAACAATATATCTCCAGTAACACCAGAACCTGCATTATTTGTAAGTCCACCAAAGCTTGTGTAATCATGGTGTCCACTTTGGTTTTCACCAAGTTCAATACAAAAAACATTTGTAGAAGCATCAAATAACATTTTGACTTTCATGCCATTGCATTGCCACCAGATTTTTTCAATGGTTGCTTTTGTGCAAGTGTCACCATTTCCATTTTTAGATAACGCACTAACGTCAACTTTTACAACTTCAGATTCACCTGATCCGTCAGAAATATTAGTAAATTTCAAAACGGCAGTTTTCGGACCATCTATTATGGTTTGTGAGGTTACAGCATCTGCCATTGATTACTCCTTTATTTCTCCACGCAAAAGCATGGCTTTATACTCAGCACTTCCTTTAGGAGGAAGAGTAGTAGAGGTCTTTTCCTCTACTACTTCCCATGCTTCGTTTTCTGGGGTATTCGGATCGTCAGCGATAAACGCACCTTTATCCGTTCTGGCTCTAACTTTTTTAGCCATTTGTTACCCCCTATCTTACTTGAGCAGCAAAAATGTAATCAATGTTCATTGACTTTGTTCCTGTTGCAGAGCCTGATAGTTGCATAGCTCCTAGCGCAAGATTTTCATCATCAGGAATATTTGCTGTGTGGGTTGCAACTTTGTTCCTGTTAACAAAAAACTCAACAGAGCCAGTGCTTTTAACATGGAAGCCAAGAGTAACAGCAGTGCCACTAGCGACATCAACTCCAGAATCTGTTGTTGTAGCAGTGCCATCTTTTTCAGTTACACAATCAATATTGCTATCGCCATCATCAACTTGGAACACAATACGGTCAGCAGCAGCTAACATTGCTTCTGGATTTGTTGCAAAGTTCACAGTTAATCCAATACAAATTTCTTGATTATCACCCTCTGCATCTGTTGGAGTGATTTTTGTTTCGAACCAAATATCTTTATCAGTAGCAACTGCAAATATCTCATTGCCTTGTATAGAAGAACCATCGTCATCTGTTGTGGCTTGTGAGCTAAGAGTAAGTGCTCCACCTACAACATCTGCAGCAATAGCTGCGGAGGCACTGGAGTCTTTGACAACTGTCCAGTCATTTGTAGAATCTAATGCAACACCTGTAAAATCATCCATATAAACAAGATAATCAGGGTTACGGTCTATTGGCAGGTTTTCAAACCATTGTCTTTGTCCATCCTTACCTGCAAAAAGGATTGGTCCAGTAAAATGTACAGCCATTTAAAAATCTCCTGTCGTGGCTAATGTCAGCAAATGCTGTCAGTAAGATTAAAAAAAGGAGGACAAATCTGCCCTCCTAGGTTTTTTATGCTCCTGGAGAGCCAAACACACATCGTGGATCTGAAACACCAAAGCTGTAACGCTCACGAGCTTTGTATCGCACGTTGCCTGTATCAAAATCACCTTCCATAGAAGTTTTGACAGCACTACGCTCAAAATGTTTAAAACCATTAGGTGCATCTGTTTTAATGAAAAATGCGTCAGTATCGGTTAAGAAGTGGTTTACCACATAACCGTCTGGCAACATTCCCATGTTACGAACTGCGTTGACGTCATTGTCTGCTGTTCCTGGACGCAGGTTACTAGCCATCAAACGTTCAGCTACAAACTGAAGTGCAGATGGAATAATCAACTTACGCCCTTGCAGAGCAATTTTAAGTCCACGCTCATCGATAAAAGCAGCGATGTCGATTAACGACTGCTCTAAAGATGTTTCGTTAAGGTCAGCAGCAGTAGCTAACTCGTTGCGGAAGTTACCGCCACCATTAGTGGGGTGGTCAGTCGCACAAAGTTCTTTACCGTCGCCATAAGTTACTGTGCTATCAAACGCATTGTTCAATACCGCAGCCGCCTTGACCTGTTTAGTATTTGACATAGACCGAGCCAAAGCACGAGTGTAACGAGAACTGAGTCGGTCGTAAAGGTTATCCTCTACAGCTTCTTCTGTAATCGCAAACGCAAGAGCTATTGTCTCATGTGTATATCGAGCCGTAAATGACTCATTTGCTGTGTCAAATGAAACTGCGGAGCCTTCCCCTTTTACAGGAGCAGCACCAAAGCCACTTAACATTACTTCCTCTTCAAACGCTCTGTCTGAAGATTCTGTTTCGTAAATCTCGGCATGTTCATTGTCATACCGATCATACTCCAGTCCGAATAGAGCATTTAGTCCAGGCTCTAATTCTTTAAGGAGTTGGGATCTTGCTATAGCCATATCTTATCTCCTTATAGACCAGTTGTGGCAGTATGGAATGGTAGATTTAGTTTAACTAAAGCTACAACCCCTGCGGAAGCGTAGTCAATGCCCTCAACATCTTTAAAACCAACAATCCTAAAATTATCAGTAGCTGTTGTAGCACCTGCGGAAGCTACTGATATCTCACCTGATGAGATACCGTTTGCTTGCTCTGAACCAAATCCTGTGCCTTCGGCATTTGAGTGGATCAAAGCTGTAGCTGTTGCTAAGTTAGTTAACGAAGCATCGCATTGGACTTCATAAACTTGAAACGGATCATCATAAACAAACACAGTAGCTTCTGTGCCTGATTTTAATGAGCTTGTTCCAGGATAGTTATTATCAAAAACGGGTTTGCCGTTTAGATCAGTATATTGACAACCTGCCATAACACCAAGAATCGCTACCGAACCACCGTCTGCTGCACTTACGTCTACAAGTCCATTGGTTAGAGGAATCACCATATCGCCCTGAAAGATAGAGCTAGATGAACCTGCTACACCTGCGATTTGCACTTTGTAAGCCGTTAAACCATTTCCGTTCGGTGTAGACCCTAATTTGTTATGAGGTCTCAACCCAAAAGGTGAATCTGTATTCGCCATGGATTAGTCTCCTAAAAATTAATCAGAGGATTTATCTCCCCCGAAGGTTACACGAGATTGCCTATCAGGTTTGCTAATAGGCATAGATGGATGTTGTTCCCTCATAAGATCGTTGTCAACTGCATCCATTTGATCTTGAGTTTGACCTTGGAAGTAAGCTTGTCGTTGACCTACTGTTTCTTTAGGGATTCTTGCAAGCACTAGACCGCCTACTCCTATAACACCTGCGTGTTTACCATCTTGGACGGTAGGAGCTTCAAAGTCAGGATACTCATCAGCACGAACTAATTCAAAGCCTTCGCGTAGCCGAGCAGAAAGGTTCTTCTTATCATCAAAACCCATGACAGATTCACGGACCCAACGATGAACATAGCCCTCTGGAGGGGATGGAGCGTCTAATTGTGACGGTGGTTTCCACGGTTTAGCGCGGACAGTTTTTTCCCTAGTTTGGGATGTGCGTGGGCTTCTATCATTCATAATTTTATCCTCACGTTAATTTTGCATACGAGCTTTTTGCTTCGCATATTGTTCATAAGATACACCGAGTTTGTCAGCGATTGCAACCTCTGATTTTGTCAATTGTATTTTTTGTTTACCTTTTTTCTGCCCACCACGATTTGCGGAGGCTACAACAGGACCACTTTGTCGAGTCGTAAGACCAAACTTATGTGGGAATTCTTGTCTGATTCGTTTATCAACTTCAGCATAGTATTCATCACTAGTTGCATCCCAACCTTCAGCTTCCACCATAGTTTTGTGGATAGAAAAAGCGGTAAGAGTCATAGGTTCATCTGTACCAAACCACTCATTTTTTGCTGCCCACGCATCTGCTTTAGGGTCTCGTGGTGCAGGTTGTGGTTGTTGAGGTTCTGCAACAGGAGCAGGTTGTTGAGCTCGTTGTTCTTGCTGTTGTTTTATCATCGCAAGTTTATCGTTCTGTGAAGCTACAGCAGCTAGTTGTGTTTGAGCTTCTACTTGAGCATCAATATCGCCCCTATCAATAGCTTCTTTTAAATTACTTCTTAAAAGCTGATCCTGTAGCTTTACTCTATTTTCAAATTCAGTAACATAAGAACTATCTAAAGAAAGATTCTTTTTCTGGTTTTCTTCAAGCTCTTTTTTAGCTGCTTGAGCATATTGTAAAGCTGCTTGTTCACGACGTTCAGCTTCACGCATTTTAGCTGTAAGCTTACTGATTCGTTTTTGAACACCTTCGCTATATTGCTCTAACTCATCATCAGATTGTTCGGGCTTTGGCTTAACTTCAGTTTTAGTTTCAACTTCAACCTCAGCTTCAGGGTTTTCTTGTTCTTCTGTTTCAAGAACTTCTACTTCAACTTCATCAGTTTCTTTTTCTTCGACCTGTTGGTCTTGTTTTTGTGCTGCTTGTGGCATGGTTACTCCATGTAATTAAAGGTGCAAAATATCATCAGGGTTATTAATGCGAGCTATTATCTCGTCATCATTAAGAATGCGGACTTCTCCACCCTCGATTTTGAATCTACTTCCCGCATATCTGCCGAACAATACCCAATCCTTTTCTTTACACCAAGGAGAAGCATCTTCGCCAAATTTACTAGAGTCTTGGTACGCTAATGGACCAACTCTCAATACATAGCCACATACAGTGGCAACGGCTTCACGTTCTCTGACTTCATCAGGAACAATTATACCACCCATTGTTTGCTTTTTACCTTGATACGGTAATATCAAAAGACGCCAACCTGTAGGTTCAGGTAACTTATCTAAGGCACTTTCGGTAAGTTTGGAAGGTTCTAAGTATCTATCTTCTGCTGATACATACGCTTTTTCAAGCTCACCTTTTTCTTTTTTCTTTTTATTAGCAATATAGTCAGGCACATAAAGTGTTTTAGTCATTATTATCTACTTTCTCTAGCAGGTCTTTTAAATCCTGTTCAGTTTGGGCAAGCTCATCTAAACGAGCTCGTAATTCTTTAAATGCGGTAAAATCTGCTACAGGACCAACACATATAGCCTCTTTTAACAAACTTTGCCGATCACGGACATTTTTAAGCATTTTTTCATAAATGTAAAGCTCATCCATGAACTAACTCAAATGCCGTTTCTTTTGTTTCTTTATTTCTTCTAGTCCAACCACGACCAAAAGTTTCAAAAGTAGGTAACTTTTCATAAAAACTTTGTCTTTGGTCATACATTTTTTCCACTAAAAACTCAGGGTCTTCGTTTGCAATTAGTTGCAAAGTTTTCGGACCAATAGCACCATCTTGTTTTGCCCCGACTATTTTTTGAATAGCTTTAGCAGCTCTGCCTGTCCCAGAATTAACTGCCCAATCAAACACAGACCAATCTGCACCACTAGGTAAATTATCACATTTGCATCTATCCCAGTAATTCTTTTTGTAAATAGGAGCTACATCATCTTGAGTTAAACCACGCATCTCTTCTTCAGTAGATTCTCTGCCAATCCATTTATCATACACAGCTTTAGTAACGCCTAAATTTGTCATGCCTCCAGGATCTTTAGGGTGATCTACAAATCCACCCTCATGCTTTAAAAGCATAGCTAAACATTTATCAAAGTTCTTTTTCACTTTGTTAACCCTTTCTGTTTCTCATACGTTCGTAATCCACCTAAACCAAGCATACCCATCAACACAGTCATTAAACTGCTCATATCAAACTCAGGCAAAGGTGGGATAGTAGCTCCTGAAAGACCTACCCCAAATAAAATTAAAGGGGTTAAAATAAAATGATACAATAAAGCAACACCACACGTCCATCCTACAAAAGGTCGCCAACCACCCTTAAACAAACTGCCTGATGCAGCTTCTGCTTTATTAACTTCAATTTGTGCAAGTTGTTGTTCATGAGATAATTTATCAGCCATAGTCGCTAACTCATGCGCTAATGCAGCTTTTTGGTCTTTATCTTCTATAACTTTATCTAGTATCCCAGTAACAGGACCTATAAGATTATTTAGCAGACTCATCTACATTCTCCTTTGGTGATGCAGCTATAGTGAAGTTTACACTAAAAGATCTTCTTTCGCCAGAAGTTTTAAAAGGATAAACACAATGGTGCAGGTGTGCAGGGAAAACAATAAAATGACCAACTTTGGGTTTCATTAGAAAGTTAGAACCTTCATGGTTTGCTGCTTGTCCATGAATAAATTGTATATGCCCATGACTAGGGTGGTGATCTTTGTAATCTTCTTCCCACTCTTTTTCTATTCCTTCAGGTAATTGTAAATAGCCAACGCAAGAAAGCATTGATCCTTGATGAGTATGTATCGGGTTATATTCATTTTCAAACTGACGAACAAACCACCCACTCGTTATTTCTAACCTATAATCAAATATATCAGGTGTTATATTACGCCTACCCATAGAAGTATATAACTCTGCATGACTTTGGTAACGCATTAAAAAAGTACCCATTTCCTCAGACCATGCTTGGTTTAAATCGTCATTCCATTTTAATTCTTGTTTTACTTTACCAACAAGATTACCAGACCAATCCTCCATTTTTTGGTCTATAGCATTATTGCATTTATCAATAAAAGCCTCTGACATTTTTTTGTATCCCAGTATAGGACTAAAAGGTGTCAGTATTTCCTCATCTTTTTGTGGTTCATATATATTTGCCATTTTGTTTCCTTAAGAGAGTTTCTTTTTCAACCACAAAACCAAAGCGAACACAGTAAGACCGTAAACGGTAGCTACGCCAATATCTAACAAATGTTCACGCATATGATAAATAAATTCGATTCCTGCCTCTACATCACTAGAACCGCCTGTCCCAATATTTATTGTTTTAGTTCCTATTGTGGAAGCTGATTGCTCAATAATAACCTCATTATCCATTTATTCTTCCATTTGTATGGTTGCTTTTTTATTATCTGCTTTTGCAGAGTAAGCATTAAATCCCATAAACGCAGCTACAACACCTGAAGCCGCAATCACATACACACTTGCGATATCTGTTATTAACGCAGCCGCTTTATCAAAACCTAAAACACTTGCTAATAAAATTATAAACGGATAAATTAACATTCCTGCTAATGCAAAACCTGTAAATCTACGCTCAGCATTACGTTTTAAATCACGATCAACCATCTCTAACCTACGGTCTTCTAAGACTAGTTTATTCCACTCAGCTTTATCGATAACTCCGTTACCGTTAGTATCTGCTTTTTTAAATTCTGTCATACATCACCTAATAATTTTCTAATACTTCTCTTGCTTGTCTACCAATTTCAGTATCCTCTACTACAAAAATATTTTCTTTAACTCTTTCTACTACCTTTTCTGGTGTAGTTAACATCCAAGCACTGTATCTTCGCATCAGGGGTAGGTTTTCATCATCCGTTAAATCAATTGATCTTGTGGTAACTTGTTTTAAAAAATTATCTAAAACATCAGGATGTAAGAATGAATCATCTCCATCTGTAAGGTCGTCCGCAATACGCCCTAGTTCTATATCGCTCATATTTTCAAACATTTCTTTTACCGCTTGTTTTTCTGACGCATCAAGCACTTTGTTAAAAGTATTTCCTTGTTTATCTACTATCATTTTACCATCAGCATCTTTTTTTCTAAATATGTCATCCATTTCCATTCGCATTTCCGACATTAAAAATTCTGCCTCTTCGTTTAATCTTGTTGACTCTGACATTGCTGATGGATTTATATCTATATCTGCTCCAAATTTTTCTTCTAACTCCATTTCTTTTCTCATTCTATCTTCATATTTTCGCATTATAGACAACACCTCTTTAATCCCTCCAACTATTTCAGGAGAGGCTTTAACTGCTTTAGATGTTGTAGCTGTAGGAATTATTTCTTCTATTCCTCTAGCCGCAGGAACTACAGATAAAATTCCTGCCGTTCCTGCTTTTTTCATAAAATCTCTTTTACTCGGATCGGCAATTTTTACAGCTTGTTCTGCAACCTCATCAGAAGCTCCTAAAGGATAAAACAAATCTTGCATATATCTTAATCCTGCTTTCATAGGCTCTTTAGCTCCATAGGCGATACGACCTGCAATAGGACCTGCACTTAATAAAGCAGTATCTAATAATGCCCCTAATCCTGCTTGGTAATCTTTACCTCCTGAGTCGAAAAACTGTCCTGATTTACCCGTCATTTCTCTCGCCATTGTAATAGGGTTCATCATAACAGCTAAATCACCTGCCTGTTTAGCTGCTAGACTATACGGTCTTAATTCAGGGGGAATATAAGGTGTGACTGTTTTACGCAACGCCTGTGGTATCCCTCTTAATTCAGGAGGGATATAAGACTTAATCCTATTTGCAACAGTTTGTTCGTCCATTATTAATTCAGATAAGCTTTACCAAATCCCTTTTTAGCAGCTCTCACTCCTTGGGGTCGCATCTTTTTATTAGGCTTACTTTCAATTATACCGCCATCACGTTTTTCAACCAACTTAGGCATAGGGATACCAAATATCTTTTCATACTGGCTAGGAAACTCTCTCGCAATATCAGCAGCAGCATTTTCATCGCCCTCTTCAGCTTTTTCCACAAGCTGTTTTAATCGTTTATCCATTTACTTAACTCCTCTGAATTTTACCCCTGCGAACGCAGCACCGCCACCACGACTAATCCTATCAGTATCGGGGGAAGGATAGGCGTTCCCCATAAAGTAAGGTTGTCCACCATGCGACAACTTCTGACGATTATTTTTCTTAGTTTCTCTACCCATGCTAGGAACACCAAAAATAATTGCGATATCAATAGATTTTCCTTTTTTAGCTTTAGATTTCTTTTTAGACATATTACCCCCTCGTCTGGTTTTGTTTCTGCAGAGCAATACGAGCTCGCATTTGAGCTATATCTTCCGTACTATCTATACGGTCACGCCCTAACTGAAAATTTTGTTGAGCGCGTTGTTGGTCAAGTGCTAATTTTTGCTGATCATTTTGTTGGTCAGCTACCATTTCTTGTTGACGTAACTGCAACTCTTGCTCTTTTATGCGTACAAGTGGGTCTTCTTCTTGTGCAGGTGGTTGTGATTGTTGATATTCAGCAATTAATTGTGCCTGTATCTGTGCCACCATTTGTTCTTGCTGAGCAGGGTCTACTTGCTGCCCTGCTTGCGGCATCTGTTGTTGCGCCATAACCATAGCTTTCATACCAAGATGTTCGTAAATATGTTTCTCTAATGTCATTAATAAAGGCGGCTGCATCTGTGCAATTTTACTATTCATATACGCAGAATGCACCGCGATATGTGCATCATGGTCTTGTTGCGGAAATGCTTGCATTTTACCCTGTCCTGCTGCCGCCTTACTCGCCTCTTGGTTTTCAGTAGAAGGATCCATAGGTTGTGGTTCTGGCTCTGGGTTTAATATTTGCTCAATATTACTTACACCTAATGCCTCATACACACGCTTATATGACTCATACAAATTGTGCAAATCAGGTGCTGCCTGAGCTAATTTTAATTGTTCTTGTGCTAAAACAACTCTTTGCGACATACTGAAAATATTTGGGTCACTTACTGGTAAAATATCTACACGATTATCAAAATCTTGCATCTTTATCATACCATCTACACCAACATTGTACGGATAAGGTGTAGGGTCTTCTGCAAATAATCGTGCAAGCATCCTTAACTCTGATTTCATAGACGTATGCAACCGTTTATGCACAGCACTCACAATCCGTGAGCCACGTTCCAATAATGCGATAGTAGTACCGACAGGCATCTCTGTATTACCCTGCCCCATGCCCATATCGGTTGTCCCGATAAACCGTTGCGCTGCCTCTACTACAAAACCCATTAATTGAAATAACGTGCCAGAAGGCTCTTTATATGGTAATGGCATTAAAGAAGCCTTTAAATCACCTCCAGGAACATCTACATCTCTAAATTCTCCAGGAGCTAAAGGATTTGCCTCATCTGCAATGCGTAACCCTCTGGCTTTAAATCCTGCTGGCATATTACTCAACGTACCTGCATCAATTAACTGCCGTAAATTAGCTGTAGCAGTGCGGGATAAGTTTCCAAGTAAGTGAATTAAGCCAAAACCATAAAAACCTAGTCCTGGAGTGAATTTATACTGCACAAAATGCGGAATTTTATCTTTTTTAGGGTCATCTGGGGCAAAATTACGCCTAATTGCCAAAACTTCGTTCGTATCTAAACAAACTGTTACGATATAAGGTAGCTTTATACCTGTTTCTTCACCTGTTACATCAACATCAGGGTAATCATCGAGATCCAAAAAACAATGGCACTCATATAATGTAAACTGTTCATCAGTACCCGACGGTGATCTACCTTCAATATCATCATAAGCATCGGTAATTGAATCACTACCTCCACCATAACTATCAGTTGTACTACCTTTACCTTCCATATCAAGGTAAACACCCGATACTTGTGCCTTGCGTAACTCATTTTTAGACATTTTTATCACATGAGTAACACGTTCAGCCGTTTTTAAATCTGTAGCAACATAAGGTACAAGCACATCTTCCGCAGGAATAAACTTACTTACTGGTCTACCCAACGCCTCATCACGGTATATTTTCTTAAACGCACTCCCTGCTAAACCAAGATAATACAACATCTGGTCAAACTCAGGTTCATACTCTTCCATCTCATACATTATCTGATAATTCATATAATCTTGCACACGTTGAGCCTGTTGTTCTGCATCAGGGGTAGGTGTACCAACAATATTAGCTCGCACTGGTCCTGAACTAGGCAACATCTCTTTATATGCTTGAGATTGAAACTGCGTAACAGCCTCATTTAATAAAGGGTGAATAACTCCAGTAGCACCATCAAAAGGTTCTGTTCTGGATTCATACCGCATACCTAGTAAATCTAAACCCTTTACATAAGTATCTTCCCAATCATCACGGCTAGTACGGTCTTCTTCAACAGAATCTATTACATAACTTGCCACACCTGTCAATGTAGCATCTGAAACCATCGGGGCTAAATTATCATAGAAATTTTCTGGCTCACCACCAAACGTAACTTCCTCTTCACCAAAACTTACTTCCGCACCTTCATCATTCTCAACAACTTCGACATTTAAAAAATCATCTTCCTGTTGAGCAAGATCCTCTTCTTCTATACTTAAAAAATCATTCGGGGCTTGTACTAAAGCTCTATCAATATTACTTGGTCGTGGGGGTTGTGCCATTAATAATATTTCCTTATTCTAGGAGCAGTATCTTCTTCCTCATAATCTTCAGGATGCTGAATGAAACCGCCCTCTCTAAATCTACGTAACGCTTGCGTAACCGTATCAACATAATCATCATGCTCTCCTGCAGGAAAAGCAGCACACTCTTCAACAACTTCCTCTGCCCATCGAGTATCTGGAACCCATACTAACCCACTTTCAAGTAATGGTGCAACTGAATTTACTCGAGTGAATTTATCATTTCCTCTACTCGGGCTATAATTCTGCACTGGAATACCCATAGCTCGCAACTCCTGCGTTAACGGCATACCCGAAGCTTTTGCCTCTATCAATACACATTCAGGATCCCAATACTTATATTCCTCCAACGCTCGCCTACGCAAATCAGGAAAATCCCATCGTCCACGCTGTGCATCTACAAGAACAATGTTTGGTGGTCCTCCCTCCGTAGGGTAAAATACACCCCATGTAGTTATCGCACTATAATCAGCAGTAGTCTGTTTACTATACGCAGTATCATAACTCTGCATAACATACTCCAAAGGAGGTAACTCTTTTTTCTCCCAACGCTGCCACCAATCACGTTTTAATATAGCAGATTGTTCACTCGTCGGGTTTTGCTGCCACTGAGCTTCCCACTTACCCACAGACAAACTGCCCTTAACCGAAAGTAAATCTTCCTTTTTCCAATACTCACCCCACAACGGCTCATTCGTATCTGGCATCAAAGCAGGAAACTCTACAACCTCCCACTTATCAGCTAAAACATCTCGCCCCTGCTGCTTTAATAACTTACCTGTTAAATCATTTTCTGCCCATCGGGTCATAATTATCACAATAGACCCTCCTGGTTGAAGCCTCTGCCGTGGTCCTGACGTATACCACTCATAAGCGTGTTCCATCGCCGTAGGGCTTAAAGCATCTTGTTCACTATGGGGGTCATCAATAATTAATAAATCAGCACCACGTCCCGTAACCGCACCACCAACTCCCGCAGCAAAATATTCACCACCCTTTGAAGTTTCCCAACGTCCTGCTGCCTGACTATCTGCTCGCAACTCTACATCAAATATCTTTTTATAAGCCTCTGAGTTCATTAAATTACGAGTCTTACGACCAAATCTAAACGCTAACTCAGCAGTGTGCGTAGTCTGCATAATCTTTAACGTAGGGCGTCGTCCCATCAACCACGCAGGTAATAAATAACTTCCGAATTCAGATTTCGTGTGCCGAGGTGGCATATTCACAATTAATCGTTTTAACTCTCCACAAGCCAAACGGTTAAACTTCTCTGCCATTATTTTATGGTGGCGTCCATTTATAAAATCTTCCCACACAGCCTTAGTAAAAGCCATAAAATCATCACGGGCTAACTCTGATTCATTAATCTCCTTAGCTCGATCCAATAAAGTCGCAAACTTCTTCAAATGCTCTTCTGGCACATTGGTTAGATCAAAGCTCATATTTTCAAAATACATCGAAAAATTTCAAAGGGCAATGAACCTATAATCAATATACACAATAGGGGGGTGCATGATCTCGGCTTTTGATCGAGTAAAGTTCACTATCCATGAAAAATGTTTTTGGATCTCGAAGAAATATCTAAAACTTGGTTACACCTGACGGCATAACCAAAGGTCGTCTCACAGGGGGGTGGTGGGGGGTGGGGGGGTCAATGGTGACCAGTGATTGGCTAGGGGGACCCATCCCCCTAGCCGTTGTTATTAAGCTTTGGCTTGTGGCTCAACTACCAATTTAACGTAGCCAGTACCATAAACTGAACTGCTTGGAGTATAACCACCGTTTAACATTGCCAATAAACAAATAGGTGATTTAGTGCTGTGACCCAAAGGCTTGGCAGCATTAAGAATTGAAAACAAGCTGTGACTACCGTCAACACCTTTCAACAACCAATCTTGAATTGTAGCGCGGACACCGCCAGTTTTACCAGTGTATCCAAATGGTACGGGCTGATCAGAATCTAACTTAACATTGTCAAGTGGAACAACCTGAACATTATGTATATTGCCACCTGCTTCAGCGTTAACGAACGCCCAGATGTCAGAGTAGTTAAGAGGAGAACCAGTATTTTGTAGCGTTGCTACTGCGACTGATTGAGTTGCGGTTTTTGTTTTTGCTTGTGCCATTTTATAACCCTTTCTACGGTTTATGACTGTAACCATTATTGGCTACATATTCTTTCTACTATAGTTCACTATTATTGTAAACCCCTTTTGTGAACTTTTTTACATTTTATTTAAACTAATAATGCTGACTATTATTATGACAGCAACTATCAAGATTGACATATTCATTCCTTATTGTTATTAACATTAACAAATGTAACCCAGTGAAATGTCAAACAGTATTTTGTTTAATCTTTTTTTGTGGGGGAAAATCCTCAAGAATCTTCAAACGATGATTAATGATGAGTACTTGAGGAAGATTGATTAATATATATACTCATATATATATGTCGTCTTTCATCCTCAGGAAAGGGATCATTATCTTTCTTCCTCGGGAAAGGGAAGGGAGAAAAAGGGGACCGAAGTCCCCTGATCCTTAAGCTTGAACTACGAGCTTGACATATGGTGTCATCCAGTATTTACTAGACGGTGAGTATCCACCATGCAAGAGCGCGTGTAGACAAACAGGCTTTTTGCGACTGTGTCCTAATGGAGCGGCTTTAGTGAGAACCGCTTTAAGTGTGAGATCGCCATCAACACCGCGTAGCATCCAGTCTTGTATTTTCTGGCGTACACCCCCGGAACGTCCACCGTAACCAAATGGCACAGGCGCGTCAGACTTGAGGTCAACATTGTCAAGAGGTACGATTTTCACGTTTGCCTCATTGCCACCTGCCTTAGTCTGGACAAAATTCCAGATGTCATCGTAAGTAAGCTCTTGGTCAGTGACCATTAACTCAACGGATTTTACCACCTTTTTAGTGGCAGATTTAGGGGAAGTCTTTTTAGCTGTATTAGCCATGATTAGCTCCTTTCTACGAGCAAGAAATTATGGCGCTTTGTATGTCCCTATTAATAAGTGCGCCACGACTTACTAATCAAGTACTCCAGAATGTCTAGTCCAGTGTCTGGTCACCGTGTACTGGCGAAACTGTGCCAGTAACTATAGAATAGCAAATAGTGAACTCAGGCGCAAGTCTTTTATACTCTTAAATAATCTTTTTTTATAGGGGCAAAATCCTCAAGAATCATCGGTCATCGTCAATCATCATCTGTCTACGAATCATCGTTCATCGTCATTCATCCTCAAAGCCATGTCATCATCTTTCATCCTCTATGATGGGAGGAAATTGGAGATCTTCCTCCTTGTGATGGGACGATTTTGAGGATAGAATATGATTGATAATACCTGTCCAATCGTACGGTGTCGGGGAACTCCAATCAGGTGTCCATGATTCTCCGTTTCCTGCTATCTCTATCGCTCTTTCACCGCTAAATATATTTAGGGTATGGGAAGAAGGATGATGAACCAAGTTATAAATTGAGCCACCATTCATAAAATATCTTGTTTGCCACGCGATTTGATGTGGACGTAGAGTTATAGACTTTAGTGACTTTAACCTGTGAACTTTGAGTTCTAGCCAAAAAGGATGACCTTGGACGATGCCATGTAAGTCAGGAACTCCAGGACTTGCCCATGATTCTAGGCGTGTCCAAAACACGCCCAGATCCTTAGTACCATCACGGAGTTTATACCATAATTGTGACTCGGGTTTTGTACCCATTAGTCTACGAGCTCCCCTGTTATAATAAAATCCATACGCTCAGCGCATTTGGGACAAGGTGTTTTATCCTCGTCGTAATAGTCTGCGGCATAATTGTTGCCGAGCAACGGCATCCCACATAATGTCCTGCTTGTGCCATCAGCCATTGAGAAATGCTGTTGTCCTAACTTTTTAGTCCACTCATAAAATTTAGTAGCCATATTAAAGATGCTCCGTTAAAAATTGGTCAAGAGTACCAAACCAATGCGGAGTTTCTGTCCCATTTTCAATCTGATGTACTGTAACATTGACCTCATAAGGTTTGACCTCGGTTAAAGTGTAACCCCACTCAAGATCTCCTGCCTCTAAACGGTTGAGTTGCGGCACAGCGTTGAGACCTTTGTCTTCTACAACATAAACAAATTGGTTGAGAAGGTCGGGATCTGACGGTTCACTGAGCTCTGCGAAATGAACCATATCTTCAAAATACTTTGCTGCTCCCTCAGGATCTCCGTCCCAGTGTACATAAATATGTTTAGGTTTAGAATCATGTGCCTCAAAGTTGGCAAATGTATAGATTGCTCTGGTAGCCATTTTAAAATCCTTTCTGCGATTTTTTGTTGCTATACTTTACTGTAGCACAGGTAATTGTCAGGTGGTGTCTTTTGTTATCTTTTTTTGTGCCGTACCCTCGATGACCATATTACCATCAGCTACTGCTGCGAGTGCAGGGAACTCTTTTTGCAAACGCTCTATTTCTTTCATAACTTGTTCTCTATCCATTTGATCAATACGTCCATGAAGGATTTCTTTACGATCTATGTAGATCCCTGCCGCTTGTCCTCTAGATTTTTCGGCTGCGACTGCCGCTGCAAAGTTTCCTCCAGTAAGGGCAGCATCACGTATCTCGGCTAGTTTTTTAACGTGTCCTTCAAAACTTACCTCGTACTTTTTAGATAGCTCACTCTTTAGTTCGCCTATCCTTTGCACAACTTGAGGATATCTTTGCCCATTGAGTAATTGTGATGCAATGGCGTGGGCAGATTTTACAGAATATCCTGCTCTTACAGCAGCCTCAGTTTGGCTAACATCTTCGCAAACGTAGATTCTACAAAACTCCTCTTGTTTCGGAGTGATTCCTTTCTCTACACGAGGATTAGCGACGACATTGATACTGGGTTTGTGAGTGGCTTTTGCAAGAGGCATTTTACTTTTCCTTCTCGTTATGATGGGACCACTTTACTTAATAGGAGGGAAAAAGAAAAGTAGCCATTTTAAAACAGCCCTGATTTAAAGTCGCGCGGACACGAAAGTAATGATCTATTGTGATCAAGATATCGGAGTCAGAGAGCCATAATCCATGCTAACCTATTGAATATATGGGGATAGTGAGATATTGTATATTATCAAATCTTTAAAAACAAAAACAGTCCTATCCATAATTCACCCCTATATAGCAAAGTCCATATAATATACAAAAAGACCCCCTGACCAGAAAGGTGGAATCAGGGGGTTTGAGTGAGAGCATACAACTTGGGAGGTGAGCTTATGCTTATTTACGATACCAAGAATAAATTTTTGACACAAGTCTTTTCCAAAAAGTTTTTTCTTTCTGGCGTTCGTATTCCCAAACGTCGGCACTTGCCCCTGATGCAGAAAGCACAGTCACGGCTTCCGATTGAGCAGATTTAGTTGATCTAAAATTAGCACTCTTTGTATTTAACTTTTTGCCGAGCGTATACACGATATACTTATACTGACTAGGTGTAAGTCCATGAAAAGATTGTATTTGTTTAGCAGTCAATCCTTTTTCTTTATCCGTAAGAATTCTTGCTACAAACGCATCACTTGGGCGTGTCCTATCAGTTTGCTTGCTCATCAGTTTCTCCTAACTTACTGCGGATGAAAAACATTCCCGACTGCTCAGGAATCCATGGTTCGCCATCCTTAAATATAGCTTCAACTTCATTTGACTTGCTTGCATCATACAAACAATCTGAACATAATTTGACATATTTTTTATCTTCTGGCAAGCCTTCTGCTGTAGCTCGCACCCAATGCACTTGAGTTGGTAGACTGCGGTGCATCTTTACACCAAACTGAGGTTCCCCTAATGCTTGACACATAGGGCAGTAATCCTCGCTAGGTTCTTCTATATGAAAGGTTAATAAAGGATTAGTCATGCTTAACCTCCCCATATTTTTCAGGTGCAGGAATCGTTTCCACAACTGGTTCTAGCATAAATTTAACATGGACATACCCACTCTGCATTGAGCTTATGCTGTATGAACATGGACAAGTATCAAGCCATTTTAAAAATGGTTCAAGATCTTTTGCTCTTACTATAAATGCCATCACTTCACTCTCCCTTCACGTTCAGTATGGTCACGATCATGGATAAATCGTAAAACTTTGGGCAACAATTTATAGATGCAAGAATTTATATTTAATCGCCCACTAAGCAGAGCATCATCTGTCCAAGAAGTTTGTTTGCCCTCAAATAAACGCCATACATTATCAGTATAATCTAGTGACAAACAATAATATTGATTAGCTCGGGTTTCAAACCCTGCCGAATCATAACATAAATCTGTTATATCTATGCTATAATCCCTTAACGCAATTTTATTCACTTCACTCTCCCTTCACGTTTGGAATCTTTTGTTCGGCGAGTATCTAACAAGTGTACTTGCCTATTGATATCAGCCACCCTTTTTTCTAATCTTTTCAAAGCGTTAGCCTCATTGAAACAGATTGTAGCTAGGGTGAATATGACTACCCCTAACTTACGGCTGTCATCAAAATCTTTCAAAGGAACGCCAATAGCTTCATGTTCTAGTTGAAACTCTCGTTCAGAGGCGTAAAGTAACGAGCTAATAATAGCTCGCACTTGTGCGATAGAGTGGGTAGTCTGTAAATATTTACGCTTCATATCATACCCTCAATGAAGCGTTGTTAATTTCAAGGGTTGCATCGTTAAGCTCAACACTAGCATCAATATCTACATCTGCACTGCGTATAAGCTCTTTTACTTTTTCTTCAAACAAAGGCCACATTGCATCATGTAAGTCTTTATTATCAAGAAAAACAGTTTTTACAGCCTCAGTAAGCCTATCAGTTACTCTTTCACTAGGCGGTATTTTTATAGAAATCCGTAGGCATTCATTGTGCAGTTTCTCAATTTCATCTGCCAACATACGGAGTGTCTGCCCTAAGTTTTCACAATCGGCAGAAATTTTCCCTGCTATATCCGGAACAGTAGACTCGCTAGTCCTATTAGGATCAACATAAATATCAGATAACCCATTTACTTCTTCTTTCTCATTCATGATATACTCCTTTCTTGAGTAATCGTTTGGTTAGGTTGGTATGATGTGCAACAAGCCGAAAGGACAAGTGTAATGTCATACACAAAAATGACGAGTGCTGCACACCATATAATTATACTACTACAGGATAAAATTAATGATAAGTATCAATTTATCTTATTAGGTCGTAGTCTAGGACGTAACCATTCATCATTATCTTTCTTCTTATAGAATATATGTTTCCCGATCCGTCGTATTTTGTGCAAATCATTTGCCCAATATGGATGCACATCATTACTATGATAGTGCGTTGCCTCATTACCGATAACTGTAATGTGGTGACCCTCTTTTAACATAAGCTCAGCAAGAGCTTTAGATGTCCGTAAAGAATTATGTTCTCTTGGTTGGTCTGATTTACCATCGCACCACCAACTAAATTGACAGCCATCTTTATTCTCTTGCAAGACTACACTGCATACATCGTTAGGATAATTAGCAGAGGCTACTCTATTGAGAGTAACCTCTGCTATTGCTATTTGCCCCTCAATGGGTTCGGATCTTGCCTCAAAATAAATATTTAAGGCAAGACACATCAGTGCTGTTTCTATCATTTAATACTCACTTGGTAGTAGTAAGACATTGTTAGTAAAGAAGAACTTCCATGTACCTTCCTCGGCATCTGTAAAATCTATATTCTTTGTATACAAGACATTACCATTGCCATCGTCGGCAGTTATTTTAGCAGAGCTATCTACCACATCTAGTGTGATAGACATAAAGTCTTCTGTTTCCTGCAAGTCGGCAAGCTCGGTAGCTAGTATATCTAGGAACCAGTATGCACCTCCTCCGCAGTGTTCAGCAAAGAACTTTACACCATCAGTGTAAAGAAAGTTAGAGCTCAGTGGGTGACGAAACCATTGTTCGGTCCCCGTGAACATTTTTAGATCAGCTGATAATGCACTCATACATCACCCCCAAACAACTCTTCGGCTTCTTGTTCAGCCTGAAGCACCATTTTATCTATTTTATTAAATTTGACTTGTGTTGCTTCTAACTCTTTAATGAAGTTTACCCTATCGTCGTAATCAGCTTTAGCATCGCTAAACTCATTATGAACTTTCACATTGCCCTGTATAGGAGCTCCGTAGTAATCAGTACCATCTTCACGGTATACTATGTAGGCTTGGTTGATATCTGCATAATGTAGTATCAAACGAGACCTACCCTCGTTAAATACATATGCGTCTGGTTGTGGTTTCATTAATATCTCCTTTCTACGAAATATTTATACTTTATAATAGCAAAGCAGTTAGTATTGATAACTCTTTTGTTATCTTGTTTATTCCTCACATTAGCTAGAGAAATCATTATCTTTCTTCTCTGTCCAGTAAGTTCCTGTCAAATATCCACACGATGAGCAACCAATCTGTCTTGTTTTTTCATTGAGTAAGAAAAAGGAATTATCTCCACATAAAGAACAGACAAGAACATCAACCTCGTAACATTCTACGGTGACGTTTTTCTCTTCAGAATGGGATCTTTTTTCTCTTGTGAATGGGATAACATTACTTTCTCCATGAATGGGGGAACTTTTCTTTTCTTCCATGTACATAACCTCGCTTTCTCACCGATGTAATAGTTATGATAAGCAAGTAACGGTGTCGGTGATTTGTACTCATCAGGCATAGCCTGAGGGTGTTTCGTTACTCCTCTTGCGGTTAATTCTACAGGGGGGCATCGTAGTATGGCAAGAATTCTTTCACAAGCATGGATCTTTTCATACCTGAAAGTATACTCTTTACATAATGCAATACCTAGACGCCAGAGCCATTTGTAGTTTTCTACAGTTTGTCCTGCCCATAATGTGCAAGGATGTTTTTGATGAACAGGTAAATATGGTCCTTCGGCATTATGTCGCCAATGAACAGTGCTGAGCATTTGGGTAGATTCTAATGGCATTTTAACGACGTGTTTATCGCAATGATATTGAGCACAAGTTTCGTGGTTATAATCTAGTAAGAATATATTCACTCGTCGCCCCAGTCTTTGCGGTCTTCCTCTTCGTTGTAGCCTTTGTAATATTCTTTTATTTCTTGGTCAGACATATTGTCTTCGTTTATTTCTTTGGATAAATGTGTTTTTCCTACGAAATAATGTGGGCGTGGTGGACGACCATAATAGGCATCCATATTGCCCCTGTCTCTTGGGCTACCATGTCTTGGTAATGGGTTGCCATAGTGGTATCTATTTTGCCCTTTTACTCGATACTCACCTTCATTATCTGCCATGTAAAATCCTTTCTATGATTTTGCCTGTAATTTAGTGTAACAGCATTTAATTCATTTGACTTTTTTTATTTGCTCTTTTTACTCGGTCTCGTAATTCGGTCGAGGAGAATCCATGTCCACGATTATTGTAATGCAGTTTTATGTTTAGATCTTTATGCAGGTGTTCTCCGCTTAAAGGTCTGTTCCTATACTCTTCGCCTACTATGCGGATGTTTACTCTAAGTATCTGCAATAGCTCGTGCATATCGTGTTCAGTATGATAAGGTAAAACATAATCAACGTATTTTATCGCTTCTAATTGTATAAAGCGTTCATGAATAGATTGCACTGGTTTGTTTTTCCATTCACGCTCTTCACTTGGGTCTATATGTAACCCTACGATTAAAAAGTCACATACTTCGCTTGCTTCTTTTAACATCAGTACATGACCTGCGTGTACTAAATCAAATGTTCCACAAGTAAATCCTACAATCATTACTTGCCTCCCTCTTTTGGCATTTTATAATCCAGTTCATACTTTTCATCTGTTGTATCAACAATTAGTTTAACTTTTTTTACTTTTTTACTTTCTAATAATTCAGTGAATTTTTCAGATATAAATTTAAAATAGCCATCTTTTCGATTATACCCTGTAGTTGGGGAATACATAATCACATATTTAGGATCTTTTTTAGCCATTAAACATCATCACATAATATTTTGATTATTTCAGAAACAGGTTCAAAAATCAATTCGTTTCTGTACGTTTTATTTAAATAATCTACTCCTCGTAAAAAAACATCTTCTGCCATACCATTGCCTTGTTGCATTAAACGATAACAATGCAATACAAGCTCTAATTTGTCGGCAATATCGCACATTTTTTTATCTTCTTTAGTAATTTTGTGTACAGTATCACCCACCCTAATAGATTGTTCATAAGCTCTTTCAGCTTTTACCATTAAATCATTAATCTTAGGGTAATTCCATTTAGTCGTAGCAGGTACATCACCTACCTCGGCTTCTGCCACATCGTGATATAATAAATGCAAGATGCAGTTTTTACTTGCGTCAGGGTAAAGGGTTTGCAGTATAACTATCGCCCTCCAAGTATGAGCAGCTACATTTTGCCCATCCCCTAACTCTGGTCGTGTATGATACCGAACAACGTGTCCACCTTTTAACCGAGCGTGTAGCTTGGCTAAGTTTTCATTTCGCTGTGGTTGTCTTTTAATCCTCTTGTCCATGGTTTCTCCGTGAATGTTTGTTTTGCTTCCCCCCAATTTGGTCCAAACTCTGCGTCGACTACGGAGGGTACTTCTAGTTTGACGCAATCCTGCATTATCTCCGTAATCTTTTTAGCTTGGTCTTCACTTTCTACGGAGACATCTAGTTCATCGTGTACTTGAATCATGGGAAGTATACCTTCATCAGCTAAAGCAACCATCGCAGCTTTAGTTTGATCGGCAGCACTTCCTTGGATAAGTTTATTAAGAGCCTTATAAGTAAACGCTCGTTTGATTGCAGGACCATGTTCGGCATAAGCTTCTTGGTAAGTCATTGGCTTCCAACTCCCATACTTGTTTGGTTCCCATTTATCAAACCTACAACGTCTGCCTAGAACGGTACGGATTACACCTTTTTGACTTGCTCTGTTTATAGCGTAATCACTTAACTCTCGTACGAAGGGTACTTTTTCATGATATTGAGCAAACAACTCTTTTGCATCTTCAAACTCTAAACCTAAACTTGCTGCCAACTTTTTAGACCCCATACCGTAGAACAACCCGAGGTTGATATCTTTAGCCTGTTTACGAGGGACGCCCACAATATCTGCTGCCATTTGGTGGAAGTCTGTTCGTGCATCTGCATTGTATTGTTCTGCAAAGTCAGAAGCCCCTCTGAAGCCCATGAGCTTGCTGTAATGCACAACTATGCGCGGTTCTTGGCTAGAGTAATCGAACGCACCCCATAATGTGTCTTGTTCAGGTATAAATAGGCTACGTATCATTGGACCAATTTCGCCATGCCTAGCAGGGATTTGTTGAAGATTAGGGTTACTGTAACTAAATCTACCTGTGACAGTACCGCCATCGTCAGAACGCAGAGGGTGTAGCTCAGCATGGATACGCCCATTTATCTGGTGCTTTAATATTGTATCTACAAAAGTAGTTCTTGCTTTATTAAACTCTCTAGCTTGTACAATCATTTGTGGTATTTTGTGGGGATGGTTGGCTAAGAATCCTTTAGTAAAGCTTGGTGCTCCTGTTTTTTCTGTTTTACTATACTCTAAACCTAAAGCATCAAATGCTTTTGATACACTCTCAGCAGCCCACAACTCTACAGCAATACCTGATTGTTTTTTAATTTCGTCAAGTAATTTCTTTTCACGTTGCTCTAAATCAACTTTAATACGTTCGGCTTTTTCTAAATCTACACAGACGCCACGTTGTCGCATAGGTATTATCGTTTTCAATACTTTTAATTCTAGGTCAAAAATATCGCCAATATCTTCTTTTATGATTAGCCCTTTAAAATGTGTCCACAAACGTAAAGTCAACGCTGCATCTTGTTCTGCATAAGCTCCTACATAAGCAGCAGGGAGTTTAAACATCTCACTTTTAGCATTGATACCAAAAGCCTCTGCTGCTTCTCGTAGTTCTTTTTCTGATTTACGCTCTTGCAAATAATCTCTGCCAATAGCGTTTAAGGCATAGCTAAAACGATTTTCATCTAACAAAGGGGCAACAACCATTGTGTCTACTATTCTTCCTTGGATAGTTACACCTTCAGCAAGCAACCACCCAACATCATAAGGAGCGTTATGGAAAATATAATCACGATCTTTTGAACATACCTCTTGTAACCACCTGATTGTTGTTTTGGGGTCAAGATTAGAACCTAACTCGTGTCGTATAGGAAAGTACCATTGGTCGCCATCTACTGCTACAGCGATACCTATAATATATCCATCTTTCCTAGCCCACCCTGAACCCATTGTTGTAAGGTTAGGATCTCTAGTTTCTAAATCTATAGCTACTTCTCTAGCATGGCTAAGATCTGGATAACCATCGGGCATAACCCACTCAGTCGGGGGTTGAAATAAAGGAAACTGCATTACTCTTCACTTTCATCGGTTGGTTGCATTTATGACATTTAGCCCACTTATTTTTCAAATTGCGAAAAGTAACCTCCTTTGTAGCCCCACACTCACAAACGGCGATTAGCACTTCATCTAGTTTTCCATTCGCATCTGTCTTCGAGGAAGAGGTCTGGCTCTTGGTCATTCGTTGTTTCCTTCCGAATAATTTCTGCTTCAACTAACATAAGATACCTGCGTAAATCTTGTATATCATCCAAGATACCTTCAGCTCTAGTGTCTTTTTCAGCAGCAAGAAAGATGTCATAGTTGCTTTCATTCACTTGCTTTTCAAGCCTGTCCCACTTTCGGGCAAGCATCATGAACGCACCTACGCCACCTCTTTGTTTCCAACTGTTTCCGTAACTCTGCTCTGCCTTGTGTAGTTTTGTAACATCTACTTGTGCTACTTTTTCTACGATTGTAATCATTTCA